GCGGTTGCCTGTGCAACCTTGGCTTCCGTTATGGCGTGCATTTTAATGATTGGTGCAACTAGAAGACCGTGCTGTTCAATGCTGCTTTGGTCTTTAACCTTAATGACTTCCACATTGTAATCGTGTGTGCGATTAAGGTATTCAAGCTCGATACTATTAAATGCATCTGCTGGTGACTTACGGTCGCATTCTACAGGTCCAACCGAATTACCTTTATCGTGTAGAAAGTCTTCGTCCGTCAAGTCGTATTGAGGAGTAAGGTCTGGCGTAAAAGATACCAGCGGGAACGCGGTTCCGGTTGCTGCGCTATCCCAAAAGGGAATGAATTTCAGCTTACCTTCGGACCATACCATTCCACAATTCGCAATCCTTGCCCAGTCAGAAAGCCACGCAATTGCGGGCGTCTGCGCGTCTAAGTACGGACTGATAAAAATATCGTTCGCAACGGTTGCAGCTTGCAGCAAAGACAAGTCTCCCAGTCTTGAGCTATTGAAAGACGGTACGCCATAATGGACGCTTGTCAGAAAATCAGTAATAACAAGATCGACCCTTGCGTCACCCGCTGGGCTATAGCTCATCTTGCTTGTTTCATATGTCAAGTTTGGAATTTGACCGCTTGTTCCTAGTGGGAACGCTGCGCTTGCAATCCGAGCGGTTCCGTTATACGCGACTGCTTTGGCGGGATAATTTGTGGTCAGGAAGCCCCATGTCGTTTCTGGGTAATTGCCCGCAAACACGTCCGAAAATCCGGTATTGCCAGGAGTGTCTTTTGTCTTAGTCGCCCAGCACTGTGAAATCCCGCTTATCGGTCCTTCGCATAGAGAGAACATAAGTGCCGCATAATAGTTATACGTCGCGCTTCCTCCTCCGCCGCCGCCTCCTTTACCGCCACCCTGCGAACCGCTTTGTATAGCTTGAAAGTTTGAATACCAGATTAAATTTCCGCAGATGCGTGTCTTACCGTAAAGAATGGGAATAGGAAGACCGTAAGAACTGGTCTGTATTGTCATTCCTGAGAGTAAATTTGGCGCTGCTGCGCTTGGCTTGCTACCTATAAGACCACTCATTTGAAATCCTTGTGTCGATAAATACCTGCAAGTCTGTCCTTCATCGCAAGCGATTCCCCGTTCCCGTAAACGACCATCTGCTCGGGTCTGTATGCGTGTATTATTTCAGGCCACTTTGTAACGATTGCACCGTGAGATTCCGTGCGACCGAACTTATACATAACGACATCTCCAGGCTGTATGTTGTCAACCTTTACCGTGTATTTAAGAAGGTACTGCAAGAACAGTTCGCCTTCTTGATGCAACATCCAGTCTGGCGGATAATGTGCGGGAGTAAACGGTTCAATAAGTCCTACCTCTGCGTAGACGCCTATCAAGAAGTTTGCACAGTCTACCCCTGCGCCCTTAATCCGTGCTTCATGAATCCAAGGAGTTTTGAGCCAAGTTCTTGCTTCTTCAACAATCTTTTCGGGTGTCATATTGCGGTCTCCGGTACTGGGATATATGGATACCCCCTGAAATTCGGAAGGTTTGAAAACTTGATTGTGCAGGTACTTTGCAAGCGATTGCAGCCAGGATATATGATAAACGTGTCTCCTATAGTAGGAACCGACCGGAAAGCGCGTATAGGCACAACTACGCCACCTGAGAAGCTTTTAACGGTGCGTCGTTCCCCGTTGTTAGGGCCTGACGTGAATGCGATAACACCTTGCGCGTAATAGGCTGTCGCTGCCCTTACGTTTGTGACCACATTACTTCCGGAGCTTGTGCCATTCACCGCACCGCTTACCGTCAACGCGCTTCGGCTTACCGTGCAACCTGTATCATAAAGCGTATGAATGCAGCCAGGGTCGTAAATGTTGCGGGGCATTTGCGCGTTAAGAAGTTCGTTCTCTGCTTTTACAGAACATACCACTCCGAAGCGGGAGGGTTTTGCATCACTTACACGCCCTTCAAAAACATGCAACCTTCCCGCAATAGGTTGACCCCATGACGCCGCGTAAGCGCGTTCTATTAGGATTGTCGCGCCGTCTAATCCGCCCTGAACTGCAAATTGCGGGTAAGATATTCCGCCTATTGTATCAAGCAAAGACGTGAAGATTGAAACGGTAATATTGTCGACCGCTGCGCCTACACTTTGCTTGACGGTGCTGCGCTCGAACAAAGGTCCGTCTGCTCTCCAAGTGGTTGCGCCATAAGTAAGGTCTATATCACTTGTTGTGAAACGGTAAGCGGTTCCGCTAAGAAGGACAAGCGTATAGACTTCCGCCACAACGAAGAACCCTGTTGCAAGCAATGCGTCCAATACAAGGTTAGAAGTTTTCATATTTTGTTTCCCAAAGAACCTATCAGGTCGCACTTTTTAAGCTGCCACAATTGATACATAAACTCATCGAAGTCCATCTGGTCGTTTACAAAACGGCATCTGAAATAGTACCCGCCTGTCCACGTTAAAGCTTGTCCGACCGTTGGCGCAGAGCTAAACGTAACGACGCCCAATGCGCTTACGGTGTATCCCGTCGTCAGTAGTGTACCCGCTTTGGAAATTGATGGCGCACCGTTAAGGTTCATCACAGGTTCTAAAAATCCGCCTGCGTAAACTGCACGAACAAGCGGAAAGCGTGCGGTCGCTCCGTCACCTGTTCCGAACTGCTGATTCGTTACTGCGCAGTCGTCAGGGTCTTGATAAAGGAAGTTGTCGAACGCACCTTTACGCGCTAAAAAGAAGTCCATAAGCTGCTGAAGTTCTTTGGTAGCATCTGCGCGAAGTACGTCGTAATTCAAGCCCATTGTATAATGGGGATAGGACATAAGCGCGACCCGCGTTTCTCTTCCTGATGCGGAAGTGTGAATCGTAGTTGAGAACTTTGGACTTTTAATAAGGCTCCACGCAATGCCTGGAAGATTTGGAAATACTGCGTCGCTCATATCGATCTCACTGTACGGTTATTTCGGAACTGTGCGCTCATACTGTCTACAAGAGAGCTACCTTCGCGCATAAACAAAGATTTAACGCTTTGTGAATCTACCGCGTTGATATGCAGATTTATAGCGGAATTATTTCCGTCCATATTGCGAATTGTCTCCGCTTGTTTTGCAGGCAGAACCATTTCCTTTTCGTGCAACTGGGTGAGCGGGTTCACGCCTGCAGGAATGTCCATACCGTTACGAGCAGACAGAACTGACATATAAGACATCGCACCGCTAAACGCGGCAGCACCGGCAGCGGGTGCAAGTGCTGGGCCAACTATTGGAATCGCAGCGGTGCTGGCCATCGCTGCGCTACCAGCGACCCCAGCGTTGGCACCGATCTCACTTGCAGCGGTTGTCTTACCCAGTACAAGTTCTGTCAGCTTTTGGGTGATCCATTTAGCTGCCATGTTCGCAAGCATCTGCGTCATCGCATTCAGTACCGCCATCATCATTTGCTGCATACCTTGCGTGATAGACGCGGTTCCGCTCAATACGCCCTTAATGACGTTCCCCATTCCAGAGCCTATGTTTTTGAATAGATCTGTATAGTTCTTCATTTCAGCTTCGTAAGTCTGTTGTGCGAGCTGTTGCATTTTGAGTTGATGCGCACTTTCCATCTTTTCTATTTCACTGGTGACCTTTTCAAACTCAATGGGGTCGTGCGTTGGGTCTAGCATACCCTTACGCTCTGCAATAGCTTGGCTTTGAATTTCGTATCTACGTTGCTCGAACTGCTGTTCTTGCTGCAATGTGGTCATCGTACTTTGCAGTCCAATACGCTCCCGATATTTTGCGTTGTTAGATTCCAAGTCCAAATCCGCCTTTTCCGCATCGCGTTGACGGTTGCGAATTTCGGCTTTGATTTGGTCGCGCTGCGTTTCTACCTGCTGTTCTGTTGCAAGAACCGCCTTCTTTGCTTCTTCGTACAGCTTGCCTTCGTGCTGGTAAGCCTCGCCTATTTTGTTGGCGTATTCCTTAACCACACGCAGACGCTCTTCCGCGTTGTTCTTAAACTCAACCGCTTGAGCTTTCAAGCCCACCAGTTCGGTGTCGAAGCTGTCTTTACGCATTTGGTCCGTAATCGTATGCGCTTTCAGCTCGATTGTTTTGTAGTCGTCCGTCCCTTTTATAATAGTTGAAAGCTTGTCGTTCCAGAACGCAAGTTCCTGAGCTTTACTGAACTCAACGAACGTGCCTTTTTCACGGTTCAAGTTTGCAAAGTGGTCTTTCGTTACTGCAAGCTCAAGTTCGTAATCCTTCATTAAACTTGCAGCCTTTTTCGCCGAAGCGGCTGCCGCTGCGGCGTCATCGAATCCTTTACCTTTACCGCTCGGATCTGCTGTTGCAGTTACAGGCATGAACAGTTCTGAAATCTTTTTTGACGTGTCATTAGAGCTTGCTTCCATCTTGTCCATCGCGTTGCTCCACGCACCAGACATGACGTCGCCTACCCCTGCAAGTTCGTTCTTTGCACCTTCAAAGTCCCCTGTGATTGCTTTCGCAATTGATGCTGATAATGCGCGTATCGGTTCTGCAACAGTGACCACAAGTGCATTGATCGTTTCCCATACCATCACAACACCGTTCTTCAGCGCCCAGAATGCAGCGGTAAGACCTCCGATCGCCCCTTTGATTATCATTGCTGCTTCAGGCCCTACTGACGCAAACCAGTTTGACATAGAAGTTAGAACAGGCATAAGCGCGTCGCCTATTGACTTCTTCATTGCGTCAAGCACGTCACCTGCGTCGTTCACCGCTGCTTTGTACGCTTTGTTGGCTTCTACGTTTTCAACGCCTACCACAAGTCCTAGTTCTTTTTGTTTCTGTTTTGCGTCTTCCAGAACTTGATTGTTAAGCTTGAGAAGCGAACCCATTTCTGCCGCGCCACGTCCGAACATGGATTGCATGGCAAGGGTTCTGTCAATACCTTCCTTGTATCCGTTCGCCACCGTTATGGCGTCGAACATCATGTCTTTCATGTTGCGCAGTTCACTGTTAGCGTCACGGGTTTTAAGGCCCATGTCGTTAAGTCCGCTCTCGTTTGTCTTAAGCTGACGCGCAAGCATACCCGCTGCGCCTTTAAACTGGTCTGCGCTGCTATAAACGTCACCCAGTGCAACATTCAACGCACTGGCTTCAGTTGTACTAATGTTCAGTGCTTTTCCAAGGGAGTTTGCTTCCCCTGTGAACTTGCTGGTGTCCGCAACCATTTCCTTCATCGCGCTACCACCCGCGACCGCTGCGCCAATCATTCCGATAATACCTACCAGCTTAGACACCGCGCCGCCCATTGCGCCTATATGCTCCTGAATACCTGCAAATCCGGTCTTCATCTCGTTGCTCATATTGCCTACAGCTTGTGACACCTTTTCCAAGTTGCCTTGTGTGACTTCGGACGCTGCTTTAGTGTCTGCGCTTGCTTTCTGCATTGCGGAAGTGATTTCAGCGGACGCTTTTTTCATAGCGTCCGCCATCTTGTCACCTGCCTTTTGTACCGTATCCGCACCCGCGTCCATTTGCGGTTTGAGGTGTTCGGTATTGGCACCAATAATGATTTCTAAATCTTGATCAGTTGCCATTTTCCATCATCCTTACCTTTGGAGGGGTGAACTTGTAAGCGGGTGCGCCTGTAAACAATTCCTGAACCTGCGCTTCCGATTCTGCTTTGACTTTGCTCTCGTCTTCTGGCGGTTTATAACCCGCGTAAGTTGCAAGGACTAATCTAACAGGGGGCGCTTGACGCCATTGTTTATTCAGCAGCATGAGACGAGGCAAATCGATGTTCTCGCCAACGTAGTCTATAGTCCATCCGGTGTTTAGAGCTACGAAGGCAATCACTTCGTCCCAGCTTATTCGCTCGCCTTCAGCTCCCCCGATTTAACTTCAGAAGAGGCTGTGAATTTGTTAGTAACCATGAACGCATTAACGATGTCCGCGTAGTTCGTCATATCCAAATTATCAGCAACTACAGAACGATTCATGTCTGGATAGTTGCGCAATAAGCTCAAGTGAACTGCGCTAATAAGTGCGCCAACGTATGCCTTGTTCTGCGTTGTACCACCGTCCAGCAAAGGCTGAATATCGTCCATGTAAGTAAGGGGAAGCGGAGGCAAAATGTACTCTGTTTCCAGAAGTGTAATCTTTTGTCCTTTGACGCGAGGTACTGGGTTATCCATTTCAATTCCTTAAAGTAATTGGGCGACCGAAGCCGCCCATTGTGGTTAGTTGTCCGACGCTGCCCAGTATAGGGCATTACCCGCCGCATCCGCAAACCCGTCGAAGTCAAACTCTGGAATCGTAAAGTCATCCAGTTTTGTTGCCATTGCCCATTTCGTTGTGACGCATTTAGGAATCGTCATTACGAGGGTCTTACCATTGAACGGAATATACAAGTCCCCTTGGAAAGTAGGTGTCGCGCCCATCAGTGCGTTTCGAACCGTAGACTTCTTGGCGGTTGTGCTTGTTGCAGTGTATTGATAACTGATGTAGACCGTAAGACCCACGTCTGCCGCTGCAAAGGTATAAACACCGCCACTTCCTACCGTGTATTGACCCGTCGTTGGTGTAGCTGCAACCTTCGTCATCGGTAAGCCGTTTGCGTCACGCACCCCTAAATCATAAGCCCAGACACCTGCGTTCGGGGGTGTCACCGTAACCGCGAAAGGCGTGGCAGGAATTGCGCTACCAATGACATCTGCGTAGTTATCAACAAGGCCATTTGCCAAGGTCTGACCGAAGAACAAACTGTTCAACGCGGATGCGTTTACTTGCGCAGTCTTTGCCTTACCTGTCATCTTGCCCTTACCGCGACCGATAGCAACTGGGAACTGAAAACGTCCGTACAGTTGCTTCGTATCGAAGCTGATGTCCATGCTGATGTCCTGCATTACACCCAGCTGAACAGGGGTTGGATTTACGATAGCGTTGCCATTTGAGTCATTAAGAGGAGTCCCCCAAAATACACCCGAACCGAATAAAAATTGACTCATTTTACTTCTCCTTTAAGTGACTAACATTTTGACGGGGATTATTGCAACCGCTTCTTCCCCTAAGTTACCTTCGAACACTTGCGTCTGTCCTTCAATCCAGCAATGATGAACGACGCCGCCCAAAGTCTGTCTATTGTTCTGCGCGACAATAGGTTCAAGCGTGTCACCTATTGCGTCCAGCAACGGGTTGAGCACTGGTCCGACTGGGTCGCCTTGTGTGCTCACGTATAACCACAAGTTTGCCTCCAGCACTAGCCTTGCTGGCAGACCCTGCACGGGGTTTCTTACCTCGCCTCCTTGTTCCATATAAAGAACAGGCTGGTTTTCCATAGGAGAGTCTTGCCAGTGCGTAAGCTTGCGCGTGCAGTTCTTAATTCCTGTAATGTTTTGCAGTCTTGCAAATAACGCAAGATAAGCGGTTTCGCGGCTTGCAAGATTCATGATTTCAATCCTTCCGTCAACGCTTTACGGATGTTCCCTTTTATACGGTCAAGGTTCTCGGTAAGAGACGGACGCAAGAACGGACGCGCTTCGATATTCATTTGCATACTGTGCGCCCTTACCGTAACGACCTTAGGCTCTCGCATGATTTTTCCCCATGCTACTGTCTGACGTCTTGAATGCTCTGGAACCTGCACGCTACCCGAAAAGCCTTCTTCATGCGCTCTTGCGTATCTTACGTTCGTTCCTACCTTTGCACGAAAGTTCCCGCTTCCTTCGCCTTCAAACTTTGCAGTTATAGAACGGCGCAAGCGTCCGGTTCTTACCTTCAAAACCTGATCTGAAAGCTTGTTTGCTTTAACGTATCCGACAAGGTTCAACGCTTCTACAGTGACCGCTTTTTCAACGCGCTTCTGTACGTTTTGAGCGATCTTTCCAAGTCGCTGTTGAACCTTACCGTATCTGACTTCCGCGGTAATCACGCTGGAATCCTATTGCGGTAAGCGTCAAGAATTGCGCGAACGCTTGCAGGTAAATCCGTCACCGTATAAGTAACCGTCTCACCTGCAAGCGTCTTGCTGGATTGTCCTTCGCGTGGCATTTCCTTATACAGGAAAGACACCCATTTGAGACACGCCATTTCGAGGTCATAAGGTACGGTTGCAAGACCTGCGTTGTAGCTTACATGAACATTCTGAACGCCCTTTTCGAACGTATAGCCTGTCAAATAAATTTGGTTTGAATCCGCAACGTAACCCGCAACACCGTCGCCGGTGGACGGTGGAATAGGACGTCCGTTAATCGTAAGCGACGCAACCGAGTTGACGGGTCTGTTGGTAAGAAACAGTTTTGTCTTTCCCGCACCGTTAAACTTCTGAGCGTAGTCTTTCGCAAGGACGTTGACGCTCATATAGGACTCAACAGCATCGCTCACACCCTTTGCAAGGGTTGCGAATACCGCATCACTTTCAGGTTTACCGTTGCAAAATTCTCTAGCCTGTTGAACAGTTATTAACATGACAGTCCTTAAAAGTTAGAGTCTCTGATATAGAAGTCACCTTCGCTACCGGACTGACCTGTGCCTGTTGCTTCCGCACGATAAAGGTGCGTTCCACTTTGTGACGGAACATAATCTACCGTGTAAGTTCCCAGCGCGGGTGAAATTACGGTTGCAGGATAGTGGAATAGTTCAACAACTCCGTCAGGTCTTTTTATTTTAAAATCTACAGTATCAGGGGTCACGGGTAAACCGCCAACTGTAGAAAAGCTGGCGGTAAGTAGAACGATGTCACCTAAATCATAAGCGTTCATTTTAACTTTTTCACCGCGTTGTCGAATAGCTTCAAACCGTACTTTGAAGCGTTAGAGATTGTCGCATTATAACGAGCAGCATCCTTCAGCGTAAGCACAAAATTTAAAACCCATATTCTGACGTTCACTCTTATTAAGGTTGGAACAGTTCTCAATATCTTTAGTTTAATAAAGAACGAACGCTTCACACTTGCAACACTATTCGCAGTAGATTTTATAAAGAACCTTGGCGTGTAACTTGCGTGAACGGTGACAAAGGTTAGGAACGAATGCTTAAGGCCTTTATACAAACGCGGAACACTTGTCACCGTGATGTGGAACTGCAATAAGTGGCCTTTTATAGGACTTATTGTGGTCAACTTTGTAGCAACAGCGGTCAACGCTTTCTTAATAAAATGACGGTGAGTAAGAATCGATGTTACGTGATATTTCAGAGTCAACTTTAAAGCAAACGCTGTAAACATCGCAGACACTATTAAGACCGATAACTTAATATCCGCTCGCTTTATAAAGCTCACGTATTCATGCGCATAAGCGATAGACCTTGCGCCAATTTTGCGGGGAATATACAGTGAAGACGTTACAGATTGTTTCAAAGTCTTCGCAATTTTAAAACCTATATTTTGAAACGCTTGGACGTTTTTTAAAAGCAAGGTTCTTATCTGCAAGACATGAAGAACCGACGTTGTTTCTGTTGCGGTAATCTTTCGGGCAACCTGTTTTATCAGTTTAAACGCGGGTGAACTTGTAAGGCGTAACCCTACAAGGCGCAAGCGGGTAGAAACCGCGCTAGTAACCACATTAACCGCACGCGCTGCCCGGTGCAGCGCGTGTTCAAACAGCACAGGCGCCGCGTTCGCAACCGCTGTCAATGCTTGTCTATGGGATGACATAAAATAACCCAGCGTAAGCGCGCTATTTACAGTTCTAGTCAATATCTTCTTATAGTTACTGCTGCGAAGCACGCTTGACGCGGCGTGCGCACTAGTAAGCGTCAACGTAGATATCCATCGTTTGTAAACAGAAGCGCATCCCGTAGATATAATTGAATTTTGATCTACAATAAGCATCCCGCCTGACCCGCCTGCGTTGATGTTCGTTACTCCTACCCAGTTAGAATAGAATGTAACGGGATTTCCAAGTCTATCGTATATAGGACGCTGTGCGCCTACGCCAGTAATCTGACTGTATTGTGTAATAGGATTCAGTGGGTCCGTGTAGTCTGTAGGCGCCCCGTTCACATTCCAATTCGTAACGTATAGCTGAGTAGAAATATTGATTGTTGTATTCATTGGAGCGTATAAACTTATGACAAATACGTTCCATGCGAATGTAGTCGTACCTGCGGATAAGATAATACTAAATAACGGATAAAGGTTAGACGTATTTGACGTGTCTAGCGTACAAGCTGTGCTCAGATAAATGGCGCCCGCGCTGTCATATGTCACACATGACAGCGTTACCGTACCCGCGACGCTTTGTAACATTAAATTTCCGGATTTGTAGAAGGTTGCTCCGTAATTAAAAGTGAACGAGCCTGGCGTTATATTATATCCGCCGTCATTAATCGTACCGCGTGTCAGACTAATAGACGCAGAAGAAACGAAGTTACTTCCAAGCGTCAAAGTCCCTGTCTTGCAATCAACCGCAATTGCTTTAGACCATGACTTTCCGTTACATGTGAACGTAGAAGAGCCTCTGCCTCTATATGTATAAGCTTGAGTAGACGCTGTCAACGTCATACCTGTTCCAAGTATGATAGACCCGTAGAATTCGCAAACGGTAGACGTCGTAAGCGTCCCCGTGAACCCTGTGCAGTTAAGATTTCCGAGCCTTGGGATATTTTGGGTGATCGTTCCTGTTCCGCTATTTGCGTCTATTATTGCGCTGTCTTGTGGAAGAACTGGAGCGCGGGACGACGCGGTACTTCCTCCACTTGCGGTGAACCAATAGTTCGTCGCCTCTAAATAAAAATTGTGATTTCCAGTTCCGACCATATACGCGGTGATAGGTGTAGTCGCGCTCATTCCGGTGAATGTATTACCGCCCGCGTCTCCTATATATGCGTAACTTCCGCCCGTTACTGTAAGATTAACATCTCTGAAAATCGCACCGTAAGCACAATTGAAAGTTCCGACGGATATCGAGATAGCAGTGCCAAGCGTTGGACTTGCAAACTGAACAAGAGTTGCAAGGTTCATAGGATTTCCGGAAGAGCTATATACAGCCATTGTTCCGGTAACAGTAAAACCTTGCGCAAACGTCATCGCAAGGTTTCCAAAAGTGAAAGGTTGATAAGTCAGATTTGCGAAGGCGGAACTTCCGTTCCAGTTTCCTACAATAGGCGCGAGACTGTTTGTCTGCAGGGTAACTGTCATACCCGTAGGCGTTCCGTTTGTAAGGGTCAGAACTGCTGTGGATGCTGCGCACGTCAATCCGCCTACAGTCCATCCGCCTCCTGTACCGTTAAACGTGACAGACGACCCGTTAAACGAGCCTATAGTCCATCCGGTTGTCGTTGCCGCGAATGTCGTAAGTCCTGTCCAGTTAAACACGCCAGCAGTCGTATTATTTATAAAAGAACCGTAGACGGTTGTCGCTCCTGAGCTTGCGAAGGTGACCGCACCCGTCAGCGGGTTTCCAATTGTCACGCTGCGGACAGACTTCGCTCCTGTATGTGTAACCGTATAATTTCCTGAACTGGATAGGGTGTCAAAGTTGACATCGTCTGCACTGGTTGGCGCACTGGCACCGCCAGTTCCTCCGCTAGATGCAGACCAGTTTGCGGTCGCGCTGCTGCTCCAAGTACCGTTCCCAGTGGTCCAGTATCTAGAAGCGTTGTGAACTGCTATTCCGTCAACAATGTAGCTATGATCTCCGCTGATTTCAAAGCGCGTCCATTTTTGTGGGGCAAGCGCATTGTCAAGCTTGACCACGGTATCTACCGTGAAAAGGTTGTCCGCGTCATCGTACAGCATGTCACCAGCAATAAGGTCAGAGACGTGACATACGTCTTGGCCGTTGCGCCAGATACTTTGGTCTTGAAACAGCGGGTATTTCCCGTTGATTAAGTACCATATCCATCCGCGTCCCGCACGGAATCCAGGCGTACCGTCTACTTCTTCAAAGTGATAATCTTCGTAATCATAACTTGACGGGGTGACCCGCTCAATCAAGTTAATTGTATTTTGTATTGCAACACCGTTCGCATCGAACGCGCATACAAGTTCCCCAGCCTTTAGTGACTGGGGTTCCTGATAACCCGATGGAGTTAAGATACGCACCGTCAGCCTTATTAGCTGAACTGCGTTTGGAAGGTGAACTGAATAGAATCACCAATGTTGAGCGCGATACCCGTAAAGTCCCCTTTGATGAACATGTTACCGGTCGTAGACGCGTCGAACAGGCCTGCGTTTGTAATGGTCTTGCCTGCCGTTGCACAGGTAAGCGTCCCGACCACCTGATAAGTATCGTTCGTCACCGTTGTGGTCACCTGCGCGCTTGTACCTGCAACACGGGATTCCTGTGCGGACTCGGTGAACAAGGTTGTGTCAGTGATTGCAGCCGTTCCCGCGCCCGTACCCCAGGCGCAATAATTTGGCTCAGTACCTGAACCCTTAAGACGGTTCGTAGTGATTGCTTTACCAGCGTTCGCGAATACGGTTGCAAGCGCGACGCAGATAAATTTAAAGCTAAGGACGGATGAAAGCATAGCGTTCCCCTTTGAAATGCTTCTTGATTATGTACAGAGCGCGCTTGAAGATGCTTCGATGCCAATACGAAACAGTTCCAAGGTTCTCTACTTTACCGTTTGCGCGGGTAATGATTGCGCTGACGGTTATTTCTTTGGGCGTGTTACCAGCGCGGAGAGCTTGTTCCATACTACGCCCCGAATGTTGCAGTAATTGCAGCACCTTCAACAAAGGTCGCTTTCGCTGTTTCAACATCTGCACCAATAAACTGAAGGCGAACGGTGCCATGGTCTTCAGTTGTGAGCTGCACGACAAAACCTTCGACCTGAACCGTTGCTTTCGTGTTGTCGGGTAATGTAACTTCTGCGTCAAGCTTTTGACTGTTTGCAGAGAATACCTTGTATTTAATTTCCATCTGAATCTCCTTAGAAAGCGCGGAGCTTTCGCCCCGCGCTATTCATTAACCCGCTGTGATGTTGGTAATGATACCCAGCGCGAAAGGTGCGTAGATCGCCAACACGGATTCCGCGTAAACGCCGGTCTCGTATTGACGGGTACGAATTGCCCAGTCAATTTGGTAATAGTCTTGACGGGTTTTAATTTCCGCCACGTTCTCTACCTCGTTGTTCTGGTAATACATTGGCAGGCTTTCGCACCACGCAATAATCGTACCGGGCGGAACCTTAGGATGGATCTTCACCGGAATGATTGCACCACCGTCTGGCATGTACGGGTTGAAGTAACTGGACACAACACCACCAGCAACAATCGCATATGGATCGCCTTTCGTTCCGTCTTGGTTGTAACGGAGCAGAGTACCTGTTGCAGACGTCATTACCTTGTTGGTGATACCAGCGATTTCCTGGCTGTTGCAATAGATAACAGACGGGCTCAACTGGTAACTGTCCCACATCTTTTGGAACATTGTGTCAATTTCCACAACCGAACCGCGACCGGAAGCTGTCAACGTCGCGCCTGCTGCAAGCTTCGCAACGTAGGCTGAATTGGCAGGGTTCAAAGCTGCTGTCATCAATCCGTCGTATGCAAGGCCAGGATTAGCAGAGTTGTCGGCGGTGATTGCGGTTGCGGCTTGATTGCCTGTAGACAGCGGAGCAGAGAAGGTCACCTGATTGGTTGTTGTAATCTTCTGCAGAGTTTCGCTGCCAGCTGCGCCAGTGAACCATGCGTAAGCAATAGCACCGTCAGTGAGCGGAACGGTTGCGGTAAGGATTTGACCCAGTGTGACCGCTTGTGTAACTGCTGCGGACTTGTTGGACGAACCACCCTTGACCACATACGTCGCGCCATCTGCGCCAGTCACCGTCTTAGCAATTGCAATCCCGCCGGTGATGCTGGAGTTGTAATAGCCTTCTTGGGTCAGCGCAACTGCGATCACGCTGTAGGTCAGCGCAGGCAGGGCGCCTGTAGTACCTGCAACAGAAAGAACAGGAGTATTTGCAACACCCAACTGAAGCGAACCATTGCCGCCCAGAATCGCGTTTTCTTCTTTCAACATCATCTTTTGCAGCAAGCGAGCAGCCATGGAGGCACGAACGTCTTCAAATGTCTTACCCGCGTTCACTGCTTCAAATGTAACGCTGTCTTCTTCGCCCATAGTGACATAGTTTGCAGCCTTTGGAGCTGTAGTGTACGACATACGACCGGAGCGTTGACCTTCTGGAATCCAGCCCGAATTATCGTGGCCTGAACCAACGATCGACGTGATTGTTTTCCAGTTAGTTGCAACACCTTTCCCGCCGCCTACGCGAGGGATTTTATTGCGCAACGGTGTGAACACTGGATACAGGTTCTTCGCAGGAGCTTGCAGGTCATAAGCTACCAGACCCGTGGCGGTTGTGATCGATTTGCTGATGTCATCGGTGCCGTAAGCAGCTTTGATAAGAGCCAGAGTGTCTTGCGTTGGATTTCCCATTTTACTTCTCCTTTAAAATGCTCTAGGCGGACGCCTTCAAGCCCTACTATAAAGCGCCCGATTACACTCGGTTCGCGTGTACTTTCTTGATTGCGGTTGCAAGGGTATCTTCTGTTCCGTCTGACTTGTAAACGGTATCAACGTCTGCCTTGTTAATCGTGTCAGCTACATCGTCGCCTTTACCTACAGTTTTCAAAACACCCTTTGACGGAACAGGCATTTCGTCAAACTTCTTTTGCAAGGTTGCGTGATCGCCTTGAAGCGTGTCGAAGCTCTTACGCAAAGAACCCAGTTCGCCAGCCATCTTTTCGAAGTCGCCCAGCGCCTTAGCGATTGAACCAGTTTCAGCAGCCTTAGCCAACTTCGCAGCGGTGTCGTCTACGTCAGGTTCAGCAGCTTTACAAACTGCACCCAGCTCGTTCAGTGCGTCATGTGCCTTTTGAATAAGCTCTTGGTCTGCGGAGCTGTTGCGGCTACCTGCTTTAAGCACGTTTCGGATTTCGCTAAACTTTGTCAGGTCTTTTGCGGTGTCACAGTTAGCAACAAGCGCGGTCATTATTGACAGCGCATCCATATCGTCCGGAAGCTTTAAGCTTTCAACCAGTTCTTCAACTTCTTCTTTCGCCATTGCCAGCAGCAAGGTTGAAAGGTTAGCGACTGCGCTTGCAAGCTGGACAGGAAGTGGACTTGCGTCTTCTTCGTATTCTGCTTCCCATGCGCATTCGTTTTGAAGCCAAGCCAAGCTCTGCAACAAGTCCGCGAACCATGACAGAGTATAAAGTCCCTTCTTAACTTCATCGCCTGTTGCGGACAACAAACTAAAGGACTTTTGAATAGCTGCTTTTTCAACGGTTGCAGGAACTACAGGTTCGGCAACCTTGTTCACGTCTGCGTCGATCAATTGCAACAGACGCTCCGGTGTAATAACACCCTTCGTCAACAGTTCTGCCAGTTTGTCAACTGGTGTATTTTCATCGGGATTCATAAAGCTCTCCAAGTTATCTGCTTTCCACATTGTGACCAGCGCCTCTGGATTAGCAGGTCTGTCCACAAGACTGATTTCGCTCAACGCTAACGCGCTGATAATTTTTGTTGCAGGGTCATACCCGCCTGGAAGCTTCTTGCCGCCTACGCTGAAACCCTTGTAGACCTTTTCAACAACTTTCTTCCATGCGTTGTCATCGACAATGTAAGCGCCTATCATAACGCCTACATCGTCAAATTCGTATTCTTTAACAAGACCTACCGCGGAAGGCTGATGCATCTCGCGCACGTTAGCGAACTTCATATAGTCCGTCCACGCTGCCTTCATTGCGTCTTTGGTAATAACCTCACCTTGACAGTCTACCGCTTCAGTGGACGCATAGCCCCAGACCATGCGAGCCTCTTCGTCTACCTTACGGATGTCAAAAAACTGGGTCAGGGTACTTTGCACAAGGGCCTTACCCTTTCGAACCTGTATCGCTGCTCTAAGCATCTTCGCCGCCCTTGTCTTCGTTAAGTACTGGAATGAAATCACATCTGCAATTCGGGTGAGCTGGGGGCGCTTCTGTTCCGTTGCTAAACTTCTCTTCAAGTCCCACAACTTCACCGTCTAACGCTGCGCATTCATCGCAACAGTCTGCCCCTACGATCCACTTTTTAGAGTCAACCTGCTCACTGCGACGGTATAGTACAAGATTCCCATTGCAGTCCGCAAGCGCCGTCTCTGTTCGTGCAATTGTCTCAGCCCGTTCATCGCTAAATGCGTAATTTTCCTTAAGAATAGACGCCAGTTTATCGTTACTTAAGCCCTGTTCCATTGCAGCGGTAACATCTGCACGCAACATTTCCCGCGTCGCGTCCTCCATGCTGTATATGGGGTTCGGGTTATCTATCACTGTTCCGTCTGCTTTTATACGCTTGCCAACAAGCTCTGCGGATCGTTCTTTGGAATATTGAATTGCGTCCGCGTTTGCAAGATCTAAGGTTGATGGATCATCAAGGTTTATTTGTGCGTAAGCCTGCGTCGCTCCTAGCGTACCCGCTGCGACCAATTGCGTGCCAAACAAGTCTTGAACGTCGCTCCAACCTGTCCATGTAAAGTCTGCAAACGGATCGATAATATTACCTGCGTCCTTGCCTACTTTGTTGACCACATGTGACGCAACCGCATCCGCTAGCTTCTTGAATTGCTTCTTTAGCTTAGATGCGGTGTCGTTAATAATCGGTTCTTGTTGGGAACGGTCTATTGTGGTCACATTGCTTGCTGCCTTTGCAATCTTTGTCGTTCCGGGCTCAGGTTCAGCGGGTGCAGGTTCTTCGGTTTCGTCTTTTGCGGTGGGTTCGGTTGGAGCAGGGTTGTTCCCGCCTTCAGTTGGGGAATTTTGCATTACTGGGGGCGCTACAACAGGCGGCGCACCTGTGATCAATACATACCCCTGTCCCGTTAATACCATGGGCTTATCGCCTAAAGGTCCTAAGCTCTTATCCCCGCGCTTCAATCGAACTTCGTTAAGCGTCGCAGTCCCGTTCTTGACATTAACGTCATCCATTGCGTTCTGGTCTTTTGGGTTAGTTGCTTCTTGGTCTTGCCACCCGAATTCCAAATCTGTATAGCCAAAGTATTTCCAGATAATCTTGTCCATCGTGCCTTTAATCCAAAGCATGATAGGAAATAGACCTTCCTCAAGTGCTGCATCCTGTGCAGTCTGTGCGGTCGCTTTGTTCATCTGTGCCACAAACGGCGTAGGCGGTACGCTGAAGCAATAACAAACAATCCGCGCAAGCCACTCGTCATAAGCATCTTTAAGAATGTCTTCTTTCAGGTTGATAGGTGTCACGCCATTAGGAACGAACTGTCCTTTCCTGCGTGAAGCGGTGTCCCCGCTCAACGTGGTTGCCCACCACTCATTAAACGCGGTGATTGCTTCGTTATTCCAATCTGCAGGAACTTGAAACAGCAAGTCAGGTCTGCTTCCTTCGGTATAGTATTGCAATTGATGCAACTGGCGACGGATTGCAATATTAACCGTCATAATAATTTGCTCTACCGGACTATAGCCATAAACCTTGCTCACGCGCTTGTTGCGCGGTGCGTAAATAAGTTCGTCCGCCGTATAGTCAACAGCGGTCATTCCTTTCAGAACTTGTTGGTACGCTGGCAAAGGTGCGTCAGGGGTACGACCGCGATGGTCTAGAACGCGCTTGATAGTTGTGCCGTCCATCAGTTCCATGCGATAAGGTTTACCAGCGTTCGTCATTCGCGGGTAAATGGTTGCAGCGTCTGTCACCAACTGTTCTTCCAGCAACTGACGCAACCAATCGTTCCAACTGTTCTCACCGTCGGGAAGCTTAAAGAAGCTTTCAACTTCCTTGCAGCGGTCGTCAACCTTGTCCTCTTCCTCAATCGGTTTAATGTGGAACTTCATTTTAGACAACTGGTCTTTTCGTGTTTCGATTACCAGACGCAGAATATCGCAGTTGTCAGCAAGCGCACGCATCTGATCAAAGGTAACTGCGTCACCGCTGCGAGGGCGTTGACGTAAGTTGTAGCCCGTAGGAAAGTCGAACTGGCGTCCTGTTACGCTTGCAACCTGAGCTTCACCTGTCACCGTAGGCGTTGGCGGATTAAGCGGTCCGAACCATGCGCCGCCATCATCCACTTGAGCGGTAGACGCTTTTCCGGTGAGTACGTTCCAGGCACCAGCAAGCCGATCCGCAAAATTCTTGTCTATCGGAGTCTTTACGTTTGTCATTGTTAATCCTTAACTGAAAGCCTGAATAAATGCGCTCGCTTTGTTTGTACCTGCGGACGCTGCACGTTCTTTTTCAACCTTCTCCGCCGCTTCCCTATAATAGTCAAGAAGTCCGGTATTACTGTTTGTCAGCATACGGTAAGCGCCTGACGTACCGTCTACATCGTCGTCGTGTGCGCTGGATGGGAATGCTTCAAGCGCAGTAAAATAATCTTCGTTCCAAGCTCCTCGCAATATCTTTACGTTCCCGCCTTGCGCTTGCGCACTAAATGGACCGAAACGAACAATCTTATCGCCCTGCCCAGCTTCTCGAAATGCGCGGATTGTGTACTTTGCCATCCGTCTTATAAATGCTTGAGACTGTGACTTACCTGCCTGTCCTGGGTCTTGCGGAATACCTATTGTCACCGCGTAATCGTCCAGGCTTGCAGTATTTTCAATTAACAGTTCCACGCCCAAAGGACTCAAGCGGTCTCGACGCACATCTGCCACATAATATACACCCGTCGCCCTACTCTTTCCAAGTTTGACGCCCACAGTCCAGTCAGGGTCATTGCTGTCTGTCTTCTCGGTTGCAGCTAAGTCCCAGTAACGAACCACTTCAAGGTCATGCGGAAGTACGTCAACAATCTCACACCACGATCTCTTAAAGTACAGACCAGCCGCAGGTCTTATCTTCCAGTTACCTCCCAATAGACGCGCCTGTTCTACAACTGGTAGCGCCTTCAAGTTTGCAAGGTAGCCAGGGTCAGCTTTCATCAGTGCAGGGTTGTCAGATAGCTTGCCAGGTACAAAGGTGACGGACTTAGGCTGAGGTTGTGAAGGGTCTTCCGCTGGTAAGCCTGCGTCCCCGTATTTAACCACAAGTTCTTCCCGCGAATCGCCCCATATCACAACGTCGTTTAGACGTATGAACCAGCGCACAATCCCGCTTCGTTCGGGTATCGGGAATCCGGTTTCTTGGTCTATCCACCACGCAATAAACTTTGCAACCCAGCTATCCGCGTCAGGGTTGCAGGTCGCTCTGACATAAGGCTTGATACCGCACATTGAGCGGTTTCGTGACAGCATGTAGAAGAACTGGTTTTGGGTGAAGTGCGTAAGCTCGTCAAACAGGATAAGCGGTATTTCAGACCCTTGCCAATCGAACACGGTGGACTCGTGTTCTAAGTGCGCCATCTTGACCTTACCGCCTTCAGGCCAGTGCCACTCTAAAACGTGCGCGGTGGGCGATGCGCCTACCAGCGGATACAACCGCATGGACGCGTCCCACAAGCCGCCTACGTTGCGGATCTGGACGGTTGTACGACGAAAGAATACCGCTGCGAAATCCTTATTCGTGGTCACATGCCTTAAAGGTTCAAGCAATTCCGCCCACGTTTTACCAGAACCCGCCGCACCCCCGTAGATTGCGATGTCTGCGCTTGCGGCTAAAAACTGTTCTTGTGGGCCTGACTGAGGTCCGATACGCACTATAAAGCTTCCTGCGTTTGTAGCGTGGAACCTTCGGGCAATGGGTCACGTCCGTTGTGCGGTAAGTAAAACTGAACAGCTGATTTCATTGTCACTTCAGCAACCGTCTTGACGGGCGCTTCCATTCCCAAAAGCTTCGCCATTGTATTCGCAGCGGACACCCTGCTGGCTGGAGAACCTTGCTGCATTTCACGTCTAAGTGTAGCCTTGACCGTCTGCTTATCGCGGTCGTCTTGGTTATCTATCCCGCTGTCATGCTCGTACTCTTTTATCAGCTGTTGCACAATAGGTTCGAGCATGAACTTATTCGCGTAATCTTCAGCAAAGGTAGACATGAACCCGCACCGCATAGCTGCAAGCCTTGCATCGTAGTCTACAAGGTACTCGCGAACAAACTTGACGCGCAATGCTCGCTCGCCATCGGTCAACGGTTGTGCCATTGACTTTCTAGTCCATTCGTCTAGCAGTTGCGGATCGGGTTGCACGTTATGTCCTTTTAGAAACGTGCCTTAAGCATAAACGAAGCCTTGTAGTTCTAGCAAGCGTTGTTAATCCAGCGCGAGAAATGCCCAAAAGAAGCAAGCGAACACAATCCATCCGCTCCACTTCGTACCCATTGCGAACCCTGCCAGATACAGCGCCATCAGTCCGCTTCGTCTTGCCCATTTATACACGGGTCAAGTTCCCTGCAAGGATTTGTCCTGTTGCATACAGGTGAAACCAGCCTATAAAAGCTTCAAGGGTAATGGTGACACGCGCTTTGACTTCGATACCCTTGTCCAGCGGGAGCATACCGTCCATAACCACAGTCCACGCCTTGCGGTTCTGACGGTATATCAGCACGGGTCGGTCTTGGTTGCGCGCTGCACTGGTAGACGCTTGCTTCCACCACTTTTCGACCTCAAGTGTTTCGCAGCGTTTTACCTCAATGCTAAGACCGAGCAGGTTAATATCACCTCCGCCTACTGCGGACTGATTTTGGTTGCGCTGCACAAGTCCGTCCAGAAGCTCTAGCGTGCGAGCGTCTAGCGGATTGCGTTCCTTAATGTGAACGAGTTGCGCGTTGAGCAATGTGCATACTTCTCGCTCGCCTGTTTTACCTTTGTTGACAACGTGAATGACCATTTATTCGCTCTCCGGAAATGATATTACTTTATAACGTGCGGACGGTTTACGTCCTTTCACAGGGTTAGGAACTTCACCTACCCGTTTAATATAGCCCTTGTCTGCGTACCGAGTCAAGTGTACCTGTGCGCAGTTTTGCGTTGAACCGTGCGCACTGATAATCGGTGCAAGGTTGTGAACGTGGAACGTCCGTTCTTTAGGAAGCGCGATGATAAACTCGCGCAGAGCTCTTGAAAACGGGGTGCCCGGACTAGCCATGATTCGGAACGCCTACATAAAGCATCCAAGCAAAGAACAGACCCATTAACGCGCCCAAGCCCAAAGGAACGACCCAGTCTTTAATAAAAGTTTTCATCTATTTCTCCAATGTGATACGGTTGAAAGTGCGGTTGCCCAATGTCATGCTATGGTAACGAACAGGTCTAGACTGAAGCAAGCGGTATTTCCGTTCAAAGTCCTTAGCCTTGAGCAAGCGCAATTCATCGTCTTCGCCGTACATAACAACGTCACCCGCTTCCAAAGACATTGCAGTCTTTTCAGGTCCGAAGGTAAACAAGCTTCCGTCAGGGTTGCGCAAGATAAGATGTCCGTCAGGCCACACAAAACACATCAGTCCCGTAAACTCATGAATCTCATTTGCGTTCTTACCGTTGAACATGCGGTAAGCCCCGCGCCTTGCACGTCGTTCGCAGTTTGCTTCGTATTTCATTTTGACGCCTTTCTGTTAAAGTATCTTCTTATTATATACGAGCGGACCAGACTGACCACAGTATGTCCGCCAACAATCGCCGCGTTCTGTGTAACGCTTGCAGCAACTCCAACCGACGCAAGCATGACCCCATTCGTTACGAACGCAAGCGCAAAACCGACAACCGTGTTCGTCAACGCTTCAAGAATACTTTGAGCGTGAGACTGACTCATTTTAACAGTCCTTCCAGAAGTCCGATAATAAACGCACCCATTGGAAGGACAACCGCAACCGTCAGAATGATACAGATTGCCTTATACGCTTCCATCGTCTTCTCCTAAATAAGACAGATTGTTGATGCACCACTGCACAAGATTGTCCCCTTTGAACGCTTCCGCTTTAAGGCGCTGGTAATCGTCAGGACTCATAATACGCGCATAAGACACCGCGATCCCGTCGAAGTGTCTGACCGCTTTTCCTTCCGTATTGTACTTCGTTGCGCTGATATGATAGACGTGTTTAGCCATTGTCCGTTTCTCCTATAAGTTTTCCATTGTAGCGATACCAGTTTGGACGCTGTGAAATACGCTCCGCTATTCTAGCACGAACAAGCGCAAGTGCATGTTCTGACGGGATATAGTGATTGTTGAAGTTGTGGTCAAGACTTGCAAATACGCACTTTGGATCCATCAGTGCGTTCTCGTCAAACTTATAACCGCGCCTTCGCAGCTCGTGTCTTAGTACATTATAGCGATCCGCAAGGTACGCACCCTTGTCGTAAAAGAACGAAACGTGTCCTTTGTTCAAGGTGTACTCCTTAGGAATACGCTTCCAAAAGTCGTACAAGTCTTCATCGCGCTTCTCGCTTGCAAGCAAGCTGCGTCTCAAAGACTTCGGTATCATTTTAATTTCACGAAACTCTGCAAACAGATGTTGATCCATAAGTTCCTCGGGCGGAACAAGGTTAATTCTTGTCATTTGTTTATCTCCTTTAAGCAACCGCGTCTCACGGTTGCTTAATTATAGCGATTTAGTTAAGACGCACGCGATCTGCGCCTACTGGCCTGCGTAAATTAAACCCCGCGCCAGCATTCTTTCCGCTGTTGCAGGCACTGGCGCTCACTTGCATGTTGTTGGCTTTACCCTTGCACAAAGCCACCCCGTAATGCGCGTCTTTTACCAGTTCAATTCCTGTGCGTTCAGTGTCGGTCATTGCCAGTTCGTCTATCTGACTTCGTATCGATTCCAGAAATCCGAGTTGAAACCCTGCACGAGCACCGCGTTCACCTTTTCGGTCTGCATTCTCCTTCAAGTAAACTTTCCACGCTGCTTCCATTGCGCGGTAGATTACGACGTGCGTATAGGCAGCAAGTTCTACGCGGTCAGCTGGTCCGAAGTACCTAACCACATATGATGGTTGAGTTTCCCGCATCTCTGCTTCGGTAACTGCTTTCACCCCGAACGCTTTCACAATCAGGTTGATTAAGGTCGCAAGCGTGACGGGCAGTTTGTTGCGGGTAGCAATAGGGCAGTGAACAGTCTGGTTCGTAATCCCGTGAGCAGCAAGGTCGCCCTCAGTCAGGCTGTATTTATCCATCAGCTTACGAGCTTGGCGTTCAGCCGCTTCTGCTTCGTGCGGGTTATCGCTACCAGCAAGGCGCATACATTTCTGGATGCGCGCAAAGATGTTTGAAAGGTCTGACATGTTGTGCTCCTTACGCAAAAATGATTTTGTGGGCAGCGGTTTGAACTGCGCTGACGTTCCACTCGCCGCCCGCTTCGTCGTTCGCGTCAGATGCTGCAAAACAAAGATTCTTTTTGACTTGCGCTTTGTAGATTTCTATGGCGCGCTGTACGGTATCATGGAAGTTCATGTTGTTCTCCTAGTAGTGGGTTAAGTGATGCATGACTCGTATTATACCGACCTGAACAAATCACGCAAGCATTTAATCAACTATTTTGGAAAATAAATTTAGAACGGTATATCGTCATCGTAGTTCATCAACCTTAATGCAGGTACAAGCTTGACAGGAGCGGGCTCGTCTTGAACAGGATTTGTCGTACCGCTGACCGTTATCACCTGCTCTCGTTCCTTAAATGCAGGACACCCGAACGCAATGACGCGAGCTGGCGGACGTGAACCAGCAAACGCACAACACTCTGACGGTTCATCAAAATGGTGACAGTTCATGCAGGTACACAACAGACCTGCGTCGTCCATAGTTTCGTTCAGGAATTCTGCAAACTCGTTTACCAGTAATCCGCGGAAGTCACTCAGTGCCGTTTTCACAATTCGCCCTTTCCTTTGCAAGCGCGGCAAGTGGTTCCTTCGTGCATACCCTCACCGCTTCCAGAACACGCGGGGCAAATGCCTTCAGCGTCGACTTCTATACCTTCACCCGCTTCCCAGTTTGTCCCGTCCCCGTTAGCTTCAATCTTGCAAGTGCTGCAAGCGTCACATCCGTGGTCGTCACTCCATTTACAGCTATCACAGTCTTTCATTTCATCCCCAGTATATAGTCAGGACGTCTTGCATCGTTGCTAGGGCAGACCGCAAGTATCCGCCACCCAGCATCAAGCTGACGTTGAAGGTTTTCCGTACAGGTATCTTCCAGCCAGTTAACTTTCGTTACTTCGAACAGTGCTGCATTAGGCACATGCACGTTCGTGATTGTAATGTTGTTCGCAGGGGACGCGGGTGCAGGTATTCCATTCTGGTAATGCAAGCCTTTAACTTTCTTGACGTTTGGCTCCACCCCGTAAGCGGTAATTGCCTCCAGTTCTTCCATCGTTGCAAAGATGTCAGAACAGTAAACGTATTCACCTTCCTTCGGGTATTCGGGCTTCAACCCGATGTCAGGAAACTGTGCAACAAACTCCGCGTATCGTTCAGGACTCAGTGCCTTAATCTGCGCACTCGTGTCCCAGTTAAAATGAAGTTTCAACAGTATCAATTTATCACCCCGTAGTGTTCTTTCAGTTTATCAATTGCGTCACGTTTGTCCTGTTCCGACATGTCGCTAAGGAACTTAATGCGGTCAAGCGCTTTAAGATAATCTGCAACATGAAACGTCAACTGTTCAATTGCTTTTGCGCGGTTAGCGTGTTGACTGCGTCCGTCTGTGCATGTATAAGAAATTCCGGTCGGAATATGCGACGCTTTGATAAAAGCTTTTGAGGACGTGCCAAAAGCTGACGGATGATTCGGCACGGATTCGATTTGAAGCTCTTCCGCTGGAATAGTCCACTTTGCCCATCCTGTCCTAGGAGCTGGGTTATTGACCACATGTGAAGGTTCAGGAATTGCAACGCGTTTCGTCCATGTATATTCCGTAAAAAACATATCGACATTCGCAATCGGAAAAGCCAAAAGCGGACGACCTGTTTCTTTGTGGAATAATACGGAATTGATAAAAACCTGGCGCCCCTCGCATATACCTATTGCGGAATCGCCTTCAGTCTTCACTTCGCGTATCTGACCGTCATTGTATAATTTGAAAGCTGGTGCAGGTGGCGAAGGTTTGGCGGGTGCGGGTTCTGCGTAAATCAACACGCTCAAATCTTCGCGTCTCATTTCCTGCCAACGCTGCAAAGTGTCAATCGCTTCCGCAATGTCTTTGTCAATGTTCTTACCTGCACCGCGACCACCAGCAACGAGCAGTTTCTTCACCGCGTGTCCGATAGATTGATCCGTTACTTGAAACAATTCAAGCAAGCGATATACGTCAATTTCGTCGTAAGGGCAGGGCTTAAAATAGTGGTTGTGTTTACGCTGACCAGGCGCTTGTTCTGTGCTCATATTTTACTCCTGTTGAGTTAAGGGGTGCAGAGCAAGGGGTCGTCCAGCGGACGTCTTATACAGACCCCTTATTCTACAAAATACAGGAAGCGTCCTTCCTTACAATGTGCAGTTCTGTTCGATTACATGTGCAACGGTTAAGGCGCAATAATTATCTAGTCATGTCCCCTATGCGCTGGGATGTCCTTTTGTTCTTTATCCTTGCTCAGTTCGTAGAGCAATTAAAAGACCGCGTCTATAGTTTCAGCAATCCGCTATAGACAAAGGCTGCGTGTTTGTTGTGTGCTGTGCATGAAACGTATATTACCCCGTTCGCGCTTAGAAGTACACTTGATGAGTTTAATAACCACATTGGAACGGTGCCAGGTTGCTGCGCTTGCGCGGTACTTTTAAGACTTGACTAAATAAACGCTGAAAAACCCCTGCTAAGGCGCGCCGCCCCTATGAAGCCGCCCGGGCGGCACCCTATGAGGCCCCCATATAGTATAAGGGTTTGAGAGAGTTCGTATATTTCACCAATAAAAATAGACCTGCTATAATGCTAAAGAGTTACTAATGTTATATAATACAAAAAAAAGCTTTATTAATTAAGTACTTATAACAATATTTTATTAGCTTTAGTAATCACCCCCCCCCTGTTTTTTGGCTTTATATATATTAAAAATATACATGGGTTGCAGGGTGTATAAGCAAAATATCGCTAAAGTTACTAAAGCACGTTTTCTGCTTTAGCCTTTAGCAAGCTTTAGCAGCTTTAGTGCTTACTATTTAAGCAACTTTTTACAAAAAATAAATATCTTTTACAGAACTCAAAAAATTCTATGCTAAAGCTGCTAAAGTGCTAAAGCTAATTAACTAAAGAGGTCACTATGCTCACATCGTTCTTCAGCGGTACTCCTGCACCAATAACAGGTGAAAATCCGCTAACTCAAAACGTCCCACAAGCAGAAACGGACGATAAAAAACTGCCAAATGATCTGCTGGGTGAGGACGGCTGGCCCTTGCCTAATACAGATCGCAGGGTGTTCAGACCTGAAATATCAGCTGCACTTAATTCGTCTTCCGAGGTTGCTACGTTTCTTGAAACAGTGCGTCCTGAGGCAGTTAACTTCTTAAAACAGCACTTCGGACGTCGCAGCAAAGAAACCGGACACTGGATAAGTAGTTTGGAGCGGGTTCGTTACCTTTATATAAGCGAGTTTCGTCATTTGGAAACTGCACAAGCGCAACCTGTTAATGTGGTCAGTAAAGCAGCAAAGTCCGACGCACAGGTTGCACACGAAATCGCTGTGCTTGAGGCTCACACGTTGTGGAAAGCTGCAATACGAAAAAAGAAAGAATTGATACTTGCTTGCGATACTGAAATTGCGGAATTGCACGCCAGACACGCGGCGTTGAAAATAACTCAAAAGTAGATTATATTGCAGTCGTAAAGCAGATCAATATATAGTATTTTCCTTTAGCAAATAACCGGAGTTCTTATGTCGGCGCAGAAACGATTTGAAGAAAAATATATCACCTCCACTCAGTTGCAAGCTGCCCTCGGTATCACCCGCGCGGCGCTTACTTACGGTAGAACACGCGGGTGGCTGCCCTACCCTATTTATATAGACGGGGGTCACCTTACTATGTGGGAGCGTGAAGAGGTTGCACCTTATATCGCAGCATGGAAAAAGAAACGGGATGAAGCATGAAGTATTCACGTCTCTTAAATTTACCGGAAGAAGTTAGGGCAAGGGCTCAGTGGTGCGTTGCAGGGTTAGACCCGAAGGGGACGTATAAGGCTCCTTACGTTGCGGACATGACGCGGATGGCTAGTGTTACTGAACCGAATGACTGGACAGACTTTGAGACTGCTCTGGAAACTGCTAAACACTTGGGAGGCGGGTACGGGGTTGGATATGTCATTGCAGCGGACGACCCGTTCACCTTTATAGACATGGACGTTAAGGATCAGGACAACTGTTCAGACCCTGCAAAGTGGTCTAGCGCGGAAGCTTTAAACCGTTATTGGCAGATTGCGCAGACGTTCAACTCTTATACTGAGCGGTCGAGCAGCGGTAAGGGGTTGCATGTAATTGTGTTGGGCGGCATTGGTGCTGGGTTAAGACGTGACGGGGTTGAGCTGTATTCGCAAGCGCGTTTCATGGTCTGCACGGGTGACGCGGTAATTGCTTCACCTATAGTAGACGGTCAGAAGTGGTTGGATGTTCTTGCTAAGGAAATGGAAAGCACGGATTCAAAGCTTGAGCTTGAAGAGCATGACGCTAAGTACGACGACGGTGAAATTGTTGAAAAGTTACTCAGCGCAATAAACGGTGAAAAGTTTAACGACTTGTGCAAGGGTGATTGGAGCGCAATGGGTTATCCGTCCCAGTCGGAAGCAGACTTGGCGCTTATGTCTATGTTTTGTTTTCACAGTCCTAATAATGAACAGTGTATGAGGTTATTCCGCATGACTGGTCTTGGTAAACGTGAGAAGGCTATTAAGAACGACGTTTACTTAAAACGGACATTAAAAATCGTACGGGGTAGACAGGGACGTGAGGAACTTGTGCAGACGCATGGGGCGGCGTGCGCTGCTGCGTTGCTTGCTGGTATGCAAGTATCAAGCGCGGGTGACGGGGCGACTGTGGGCGAGCCTGTCTCGTGTGGTCTGCATTCTGCGCCACCGCCTGAAGTTGAAGCGGGTATAGATTGGCCTCCGGGCTGGCTGGGGATACTTGCTTACCACATGTTCCAGACTTCACCTCGTCCTGTTAAGGAAATATCAATCGTTGCTGCGCTGGGACTTATAGCGGGTATCTGTGGGCGCTCGTACCAGTTACCTCAGAGCGGGTTGAACCTCTATATTGTATTGGTTGCGCGGTCTGCTGTAGGTAAGGAAGCTATGCACAGCAACATTTCCAAAGTAGTGGGTGAAATGATGATGTCGGTTCCGAGTATTATGCGTCACGTGTCTTACGCAGACTTCGCGTCAGGTCCTGCACTTGTAAAGGGTGTTTCTGAAAACCAGTGCTTCTGCAATATCAGCGGTGAGTTCGGACGTAAGCTTAAACGCTTGGCAATGGAGGACGGTCGGGAAGGTCCGATGCAACAGTTACGCACGGTTATGACGAACCTTTATCAGAAGTCTGGTGCTGAGAGTATTGTGGGCGGTATGGGATATAGCGATAAGGAAAAGAACGTCGCTTCGGTCAATGGGGTTGCATATAGCATGATAGGCGAAACGACCCCGAACACGTTTTATGAGTCTTTAACCGAAAGCATGATGGACGATGGATTTCTTTCCCGCTTTACTATTGTCGAATACAACGGGGACAGACCTGAGCTACGAACGGACGAAGCGCCCCCGCTGCACAATGACTTAAAGAACCTGCTGGCGCAGTTGGTGACACAAGCGGGTCAACCTATATTTACAAAAGTTGAGCGTGATGGTGAAGCTGCGAAACTGCTGTATGACTTCGACAAGGAATGTGACCGTCAGATTAACAGTACAACGGACGAGGGCTGGAGACAGATGTGGAACCGTGCCCATTTAAAGCTCTTGCGGATTGCAGCACTGTTGGCGGTATGTGATAACCCTTCATTCCCTGTAATGGATAGAACGCACGTCGGATGGGCGATGGATTTGATAAGACGTGATATTGCAGTTATGTCTAGACGCATTGCAGGGGGTGACGTTGGTAATGGTGACGCACCGCGTGAACGTAAACTGATATCCGTAATTGCTGACTTTATACGCGGGGCTAATATACCGAGCTATAACATTCCTGAAGCAATGAAGAACGCGGGTATTGTTCCACGCTCGGTATTGCAGAACCGAACCCAGCGCGTTCACTCGTTCTCCTCGCATCATAACGGTGCAACCTATGCAATGGATACCGCGTTGAAGTCGCTGGTAGATAACGGGTACATTCAGGAAGTAGGACGTGAGAAGCTTGTCGAGTCTTACGGATATCACGGTCGGGCGTTTAGAGTGATACACTTGCCTATATAGACATCCTGTTGTAGATGTATTGTGCCTACTGTATAGTTTAACCATTGCAAACAAACAAGGAAATAGAAATGCTTCAGACACCTGCTCATACTGAAATACCTGACAACACGGTCACGCAGAATGACCTTGATACATGGTATAAATTGAAAGCCGATCTTGCACGGATTAAGGCTTCAGAAATGCTGCTCCGTACTAAGATTTTCAAGTTCTTTTTCCCAGCTCCTGTAGAAGGTACTAACACCGCTCCGCTGGCGCAGGACTGGGTGATTAAGGGTACTTACAAACTCACCCGTGATATTGATATTGGCGTGTTTAATGCTTACAAAGAGCAGTTTAAAGAACACGGTATCAACTCCGATAAGATGGTAAAATATACGCCTAGTCTGGTTGTAGCTGAATATCGCATGTTGACAGAAGAGCAGATGTCTCTGTTCGACAATGCGCTTATTATCAAGCCTGGAAGCCCGTCGCTTGAGGTTGTGCTTCCTGCTAAAAAGAAAGCGAAAGAGGAAGCGGTATGATTGATAACAAAGACCCTGAAAGCTTTGATAAGATGGTACGGGATATCGACGTTGTTAAGATGAATCCTGTGCTGCAAAAGATTATTGACAGCGGCAAGCTTCATAAAAGCATCCAATCCACGCAGAACCTCGGTAAGCTGTCTGACAGTCACTACGGTAAGCTTGGACGGACTGTTTTTGAAACCGATTTCTTCAAAAAGGATGAGCACAATGAAACAGTATCTTGATTTACTTGCCAACGTATTAGCAAACGGTAAGCGCAAACAGAACCGCACGGGTATCGACACGCTAATGATTGAAGGTGCAATGCTTGAGTTCGATATGAAAGAAGGCTTTCCTGCAATGACCACAAAGAAGTTGGCGTTCGGTTCGGTCAAGGGTGAGCTTCTTGCCTTCCTGCGCGGTTGCACAAATGCAGCAGAATTCCGAAATCTGGGTTGCAGTATTTGGGATGCGAACGCGAACGCGAACACCACGTGGCTTGAAAATCCTAACCGTAAGGAACACGACGATCTGGGCAGAATTTACGGTGCGCAGTGGCGCAACTTTGGAGGGGTTGACCAGCTTGCGGAATTGATACGCAACGTCAGGACAAACCCCGATTCCCGTCGTATTATTGTTTCCGCTTGGAACCCTCCAGAGCTGGACCAAATGGCGCTTCCACCCTGTCACGTGATGTTTCAGTTACTGGTGGACAAGAAAGAATCAACTATCAGTCTTTGCATGTATCAGCGGAGCTGCGACCTGTTTCTGGGCATACCGTTCAACATTGCGTCTTATGCGCTTCTGTTGGAAATCATTTGCTCTGCAACGGGGTTTCTTCCTTCTAAGCTGATTATGTTTCTTGCGGACGTGCATATTTACGTCAACCACTTGGAACAGGTAGAAGAACAGCTGACGCGGGTTCCTTACGAACTTCCGGTTGTTTCCGTCGAAAAGGGAAATCCTGAATGGATGGACCCTTTGACATTTATCGAAACGATGACACCTGCGGACATTAAGCTTTATGACTATAAGTGTCACCCGTCTATCAAAGCGGAGATGGCGGTATGAGCACAAAACCGATGCTGGCGGAAGACCTTGTTGAAGATAAACTGGTCTTCCCTTGTGGTGTGCAACCAAAGATTGACGGGGTTCGCGGTTGTAACTTAGACGGGTGGCTTACTGGTCGCAGCCTTAAAGCGCACAAGAACCGCTATACAACGAACTATTATAGCGGTGAGCATTATTTTGGACTTGACGGTGAGCTTGCTGCTGAACAGGAATGTCACCCTGACTTGTGCAGGATAACGACAAGCGCGGTTGGCACAATTATGGGTGAACCTTATACGGTGTGGCATTGCTTTGACTACATAACCGAAGACACAATTTCTCTGCCTTACGGGGAACGCTATATTGCGTTGATGAACAAGGTACAATCTCTTAATAATCCTCATATAAAGCTCGTACCCATGTTCGTTGTAAACAACCTGCAAGAGCTGTTGGCATATGAATCAATGTGGTTAGATATGGGGTATGAAGGTCTTATCAAACGAGACCTTAACGGTAAGTTCAAGCAGGGTCGTTCTACAGTTAAAGAAGGCGGACTGTTACGTCTTAAACGCTTCATTGAAGAAGAGGGTGAAGTTGTAGGTATTGTTGAAGGGGAAATAAATGGTAACGAAGCGCAGACGAACGAACTTGGGAAGACGTTCCGCTCAAGCCGTAAGGAGAACATGGTTCCGAACGGTATGGTTGGCACGCTCAAGGTTAGAAGCTTGAAACAGGTACTTGACCGTGATGGAAGTGTACTGATTGAAAAAGACCAGATTGTCACGGTAAGCGCAGGCAGCATGAAACACCCTGAGCGCATTTACTATATGCGGAACCCTGATCAGTTGCTGCGCAAGATTATCAAGTTTAAGTTCTTTCCAAAAGGTATGAAAGATGAACCTCGTTTTCCTACCTTCAAATCTATTAAAATTGAAAGCGACTTATGAAACTAATTGCTGATACAAACGTCCCTTTACCTGCGCACAACATAAGCGACGATGAACTGGTAAGGCACGTTGAACATTACTTTCCTGACATACAAGGTCCTTTGAAGATGTTGCTTGAGCGGTTTACCTTTTATGCAGGCAATAAGGACGAAATGGACAAAATGGACGAAAGGAGCGACGAAATAATAGAAAGGGAAGAATTTCTTGCAAACGCTTCTAAGCTGACATTTGCGCAGAAGTGTCCCAATTGTAGTTCCGTCCTTCGCGTCGAACTAGCTCAGAACAGTTGAACCCGTTATAATATAAGCACTTAAAGGAGAAACAGATGGCGCTTAAATTTACCACAACCGATCAGGCTTCTGCTGCGAACGGTGTGAAGGTTCTTGTTTACAGTGACGCGGGTATTGGAAAGACGGTGTTGTGTTCTACTGCGCCAAGCCCTATTATACTTAGTGCGGAAAGCGGGGAGTTGAGCTTGCGTAAAATGCGCATTCCGATGATTGAGATAACAACGGTTCAAGACCTTGTTGACGCTCACCAGTGGTTGCAAAACAGCGCGGAAGCTAGACAGTTTCAAACCGTTTGTATCGACTCGCTGTCCGAGGTTGCAGAAGTGGTGCTCAACAATGCGAAGCGTCAGGTAAAAGACCCGCGCCAAGCTTATGGCGAGCTTATTGAAAAGATGGAAAGTGTTATTCGTTCGTATCGAGACCTTGCTGGTAAGAATGTTTACATGGCAGCTAAGATGGAACCGAATAAAGATGAATTGACTGGGTCTGTAAAATACGGACCCGCAATGCCAGGAAGCAAGTTAGCTGTCAAGCTGCCTTACTTTTTTGACGAAGTGTTCAGACTTGGGATTAACAAGACGCCCGCTGGTGAAAGCTATCGGTTCTTGCAAACTCAACCTGATTTGCAGTATCAAGCGAAGGATAGAAGCGGTTGTTTGGATGCGGTAGAACCGCCAAATCTGACGCATGTTTTTAATAAAATTTTGTCTAACTAACAAGGAGAATCACCATGGGTTTATTGAATTTTGATGCCAATCAAGTTGCGCCGTCAACAGGTGTTACAGAAGCACTTCCCGCGGGCTGGTACAACGTCGCAATGGACGAAAGCACGCTGAAACCCACCAAAGATGGAGCAGGCCAGTATCTGGAAATCCGTTTTAACGTGTTGGACGGTCAATACGTTGGTCGCAAGTTGTTCAGCCGTTTGAATATTCGTAATCAGAACCCTGTTGCACAGGAAATCGCTTACAAGGATTTGTCTGCAATCTGCCACGCGGTTGGCGTGCTGCAAGTGCAGGATTCGCAACAGTTGCATGGACGTCCTTTGAAGGTTAAAGCGAAAGTCCGTAAAGCGACAGACGACTACGAAGCAAGCAACGACCTGACCGCTTACAAGAACATCAACGAAGTAACTGACAGTCCTGCTGGCGCTGCGTCCGCACCCGCTGGCGTGCCTGCTGGTTTCGGTCAGCCCCAGTTTGCACCGCCTGCACAACAGTTCTCACCTCAGCAGCAACAAGCGCCACAGCAACCTTTGGCAACACCTCCCGGCGCTTGGCAACCGCCTGCCGCTGCACAACCTTGGGCAGCTCCCCAGCAACAGCAAGCTCCCCAGCAAGCGCAATTCGCACCACCTGCGCAAGTTGCTCAGCCCCAGTTTGCACCGATGCCACAGTTTGCGGCGCCAGGTCAACCCGCTCCACAGCAACAGTTCACGCAACCTCAACAGACTGTTCAACAACCTGTGCAACAGCAACCGCAATTCCAGAACGCGCCTCCTCCTTGGGGCCAACAGTAACCACATTGACTTGACGGTCAATCAGGGCGGTTCGCCGCTCTGCTTTTAACGTAATTGGAGAACAACATGGAACCATCTGAAAACACGCAAGACAACGGTATCAACGAAACAACTGAAACAACGAACGGTGATACCGTTGCGCTGGTAGAAACAACACCTCCTCATCCTGCTCACGCTGTGCTGGATGAAATGGAAACCATGCTCACCACGCTGGGTTCCTACGCAACGAGCGTCATTGCGCCTTTGGTTCAAAAAGTGCGCGACGTACTGTAAACAATAAACGCGGGACTTCTGTTCCGCGTTTAAGGAGCACAAATGTCAAAGCAAGCTGTAATCCTTCCAAACACCTTTGCCGTTCACCCTACAGTGATGGCGCGTGCAATCCGTCATATGTATAAAGGCGAAGCACTTCATCCTATAATGGTTCCGCGTGCTGGTTCGCAAGTAAGAATTGGACTTCGCGGGGAGTTGATGGAAGTCATTAACGAACAACCTGTTGCACCTTATTCTAAACAACAAATGAACGCACTTCAAAAAGCTGCGTTGAACCTACTGGAGAAACAAAATGCAAAAAATTGAAGAATATCAGGCGCTCGCTCTGCGTACCGCTAAAGACATGGGCAGCATTGAAAACAACCTCGTTCACGCTGCACTGGGTATCGGTTCAGAGGCTGGTGAACTTTCTGAAACCATTGTTGCCGCGTGGCTCAACCTGCCTTACGTGATGGATAACCTGAGCGAAGAGCTGGGTGACTGCGCATGGTTTGCGGCGCTGATGTGCAGCGTTATGAGCTGGAATTTTGAAGACCTGATTCTTGAACCTGCAGAAGCAAGCGACTTGAGCAACGAACTGGCGGCAGCGGTATTGAGACGTAACCCGCCTGCGCTGGTAATGTGCCTAAGCGCGTTTGCGGGCGGAGTGCTTACTGTGGTCAAGGCTGGTGTTGTGTACGGTAAGGAAATGGACGTTGTAGAGCTCAAGCGCAAGCTGTCCCTTTACGTTACAACGATCGGTTTGATTTCAGACATTCACGATATTCCGTTTGTTCAATTTACCCTGGCAGCTAACATCGCCAAGCTTCAGAAACGCTATCCCGAAAAGTATAGCGACGCTGCGGCAATCGAACGCAAAGACAAGAAGTAAATAAACGGGGTCTACGGACCCCGTTTTAACGAAAGGGAATAGCATGGATGATGCAGATCGCGCGCAACTTGACATTGAAAAATACGAAAGCACTATCAAAACCGAATACGTTTTACCGGTAGGAACACGCGGTGACTGTACCCGCTGCGATGAACCTAGCGAGCGCCTTATAAATGACCTGTGCGCACCTTGCCGGGACGTTCTTGCACGCGCTGCAAAATACAACGGACGCAAGTGATGGCAATCTTCGCCTCCGCGTTTCTATGCCTTGCGCTTAACGTGTATAAAGAAGCGCGGAGCGAACCTTTTGACGCAATGGTCGCGGTTGCACAAGTAACTATCAATCGCGGTAAACTACAGAACAAAGACCTTTGCGATATTGTGTTTGCAAAGAAGCAATTCAGTTGGACGAACAAGGAAACCCGTGATGGGAAAGTACTGTCTAAGTTCGTTCCTGATTTTAATGAAAAGGCGTGGGCGCAGAGTTTGCAAGCTGCCTTGAGCGCGACTAGAACAAGCGACGCAACACGGGGCGCACTTTTCTATCACCGCTACGACGTCAGACCTTATTGGTCGTATAATATGCAATATGCGGGGCGCTGGGGCGCTCACGTATTCTACCGGAGATACGCATGACATTTACCCTTGCAACAAGGACCCTTGACGCAATTGACGAGCAGATCGAAAGCGATCAAGGCGCGTCATTCCGTCAGCACCTGCAAAAAGTATTGCCTCATATCGGTGACGCTTACCGCGGAATTGAAACTAATCCATTTCGCACCCACTTAGGCGCATCCGTAATCGGTGGAGAATGCGCTCGCGCTATCTGGTACGGGTTCCGCTGGGCGACGAAACCTCATTTCGGAGGTCGTATCCTAAGGCTGTTTAATCGCGGTCACCTTGAAGAAGGTCGTTTCATTGCTGCATTGCTGTGTATAGGCGTTCAAGTGTTTCAGCAGGACGAAAACGGTAAACAATTCCGCATTAGTGAGCTAGGCGGACACTTTGGCGGAAGCGGGGACGGGGTAGCTATAGGAATTCCAGATGTCCCAGCGGGTACGCCCGTATTATTAGAATTCAAAACTCATAACGCTGCATCATTTAAGAAGCTGAAATCGGAAGGCGTTAGGGGTGCAAAGTTTGAGCATTACGTTCAGATGCAAACGTACATGAGAAAGATGGGGCTTATGTACGCGCTATATGGCGCAGTCTGCAAAGATACAGACGAGTTTCATTTTGAAATACTGGTACTTGATAGCACTATAGGTGAACAGTTTTCAGACCGCGCTCACCAAATTATTCTTGGTGACGGCATACCGAAAAAGATAAGCGAATCTCCAGGCTGGTTTGGCTGCAAGTGGTGTGACCACAAGAGTATCTGCCACAGCAAGAAGCCACCTGAACGGAACTGCCGTACGTGCGCCTACAGCGTGGCGCTTGCGGACGGTCAATGGTATTGCAACGAGCCAAACCGCGTTGCGTTTAACGGGAATCAGTTGTTCTTGCTTTCTGCGGACGCGCAATACAAAGGATGTGATTCTTACAACAGAATGGAAGTGTTTTGCAGATGAAAATCCGCCCTCGCCAGTATCAAGCCGACGCTATTGAAAGTATTTACGAATACTTTAAGACCCAAAAGGGGAACCCCTTAATCCTCATGCCTACAGGTACGGGGAAGGCGGTTGTAATCGCGCTTTTTCTTGAAAGTATCTATAAACAATGGTCGAACCAGAAAGTCCTTATCCTTACGCATGTGAAGGAACTGGTTGAACAGAATTATCTAAAGCTTCTAGACCTGTGGCCTCAAGCCCCTGCTGGCGTGCATTCTGCAGGTTTGAACCGACGTGACATACTTCACCGCATTATCTTTGCGGGAATTGCTTCGGTTGCAAAGAAGGCAGAAGCGTTCGGACGGGTAGACCTTGTTATTATTGACGAAGCGCATCTGGTAAGTCCTAACGAAGAGACCTTGTACCGTACATTCCTGAACGCACTGTTAGAAGTGAACCCGCATCTAAAGGTGATCGGTCTTACTGCAACAGGATGGCGGCTGGGTCAGGGTCGTATTACGGAAGACGGTATATTTACTGACGTCTGCTTTGATATCACGTCTCTGCACGCTTTTAATAGACTTATAGCAGAAGGATACCTGTCTACCCTTATTCCGAAGCATACGGAACTAATGATGGACACCAGCGGCGTTCACATGCGAGGCGGGGAGTTTATTGCGTCAGAGTTGCAACTATGCGTAGACCGTGATGAAATAACGCATAGCGCACTGAAGGAGACGATGGAGAAAGGCGTAGACCGCTTACACTGGTTGATATTCGCGTCTGGTGTGCAGCACGCGATAAACGTGGCAGCTATGCTGAACGACATGGGAATCCCTACTGTGGTCATACATAGCAAAATGAAGGACGCTGAACGCGATCAGGGTATTCTTGATTTCAAAGCAGGTAAGTATCGCGCCGCTGTGAACAATAACGTCTTAACTACAGGATTCGACTTCCCAGCAATAGACTTGATTGTGGTGTTGCGTCCTACCGCGTCGCCTGTTCTATGGGTGCAGATGCTAGGACGCGGAACGCGACCAGTTTACAGCGACGGGTTCGACCTTGACAGCATTGAGGGACGTTTGATGTCTATTGCGAACGGTCCGAAGCAAAACTGTCTAGTTTTGGACTTTGCAGGTAATACCCGACGCCTCGGACCTATTAATGACCCAGTCATTCCGCGTAAGAAGGGACAGAAAGGCGGGGAAGCGCCCGTCAAGCTGTGCGGAAGCTGTGCGACCTATAATCACGCAAGTGTCACTCACTGCGTTTATTGCGGAGCGGAATTTACCTTTGCCGTAAAGATAAAGAACAAAGCCAGCAGCGACGAGCTAATAAAGGAAGACGACCCGATTGTAGAAATTTTCAAGGTTGATCATGTAACCTACCAGCGCCACGAAAAGCAAGACCGACCCGCAATGATGAAGGTGAGCTATTATTGCGGTCTGCGCATGTTTGAAGAGTTTGTATGCGTAGAGCATGAAGGGTTCGCGCACCGCAAGGCACGACACTGGTGGAAAGATAGATGTGACGCTCCCTTACCACAATCGACCGCGCTTGCATTAAGCATGGCGGAGCAGTTGAAAGCGTCAAGTCACCTGCGAGTCTGGGTCAATAAGAAGTACCCTGAAATTCTTGCTTACTGTTATGACGGAAGCGCATTCGGTACGCAAGCACCTGACGAAAGTGCTGCGCCTACCGTTCAAGCACGGGTTCCAAACAAGCCTATTCTTCTGGAGCCTGAACCGAACGGGTCCATCCCTGTCAACAGCTTTGTATTTGACGACGATATTCCGTTTTAAAAATAATTTAGAAATAATTCAAAAATCGCTTGCACGACGTAAAGTTCATCGCTATAGTGCTGGTCATGGGTGCAGCGCATCCAACTTACAACCAATCACTAGGAGAACAAAATGTTAAAATTCGCTTCCAATAAGTCTAACGCTAAACGCGCTCTTTCTAAAATTGGCGTCGCTGCTCTGCAAGCTGCTGAAATGCTGCTGGTAGAAGGTACAGACGGAAAGTGGGGTTTTGATGTAGACGCTGCAGAACGCATTCAAGATGACGCAGATAACGTCAAAGTTGAAAAAGAAGCTCCTGTCGCTGTGACGGTGACTGTTGTGCGTGATGGTAAAAAGGTCAGTGAAAACGGTGTTAAGGTTGCTGAACAAGCTGCACCAGTTAAGGAAGTTCCAGCGCACCCACAAGACGGAAGCTGCTGCCCTAATTGCGGTATAAAAGAAGACCAGACTTACAATCACCCTGAAAAAGAAGTTGCGTTGTATTGCAACCATTGTGAACACGAATACTTCTTAAACGGTAAACCTTTTACCAGCCGCGCAGGACAAGGCGCAGGACGTACCCGCGAAAATGTTTCAAAGGGATACGCAATTGAAAAAGGACGCGAAAAACAAAACGGCGTAGTCCGTCGCTCTGCTGGTACGCTGTGCGGTGCGGTATGGGATGCACTGGATGTTATTCAAGCAAGAGATGGCGCTGTAACTGCTAAAGAACTTCCTGCGCTTGCAGACGCTAACGGTTGGAATAAGAATAATGTAGCGTGCGAATATTACGCTTGGCGCAAGTTCCACGGGATTTCCGGTCGCGTTAGCAAGTAAACCAGACGCGCCCTTCGGGGCGCATTTAAGGAGAATAAAATGAACAGACTTAACGTGGATTGGTTGATTATTTTGGGATGCGTTGCGCTTGTCCTTCTTTTAGGATATATCCTTTACGACGACGCACACGCTGAAAAATTCGGACTTCGCAAAGATCAGTGGATCTGCACAGCAAACAAGGTGGAAACGACTTATATTGTGACCGCCTCTGGAAAAGGTACGACCAACTGGATTCCTGACGTGCATAGCGTCTGCACCCAGTACACGAAAGCGGGGCAATAACATGTACGCCGTTATTGACCGTTATAATATGACGCTTGTCTGTACTTACGCGGATCAGTGGTCTGCTATGGAAGCGCATTCTAAACTCCCCTTTGTTAAGCTGGATCTAAGCGACGAGAATGCGTTTCGTACCTTTACCCTTTTGGAGCTGAAACTGTTGTATCGGAACACGGGGATGGTAATGGGAACCATTTTAGGCGACCGCGAAAGTATGCTGAAAGCTGTTGCTCGCTTGTGTAAAGCTAAACCGTGTGGAAACCCTGCGCAACAGACCCTCTTTAACCCAGCACCCGCGCATTCTTTACCACATGCAAGCGCACCGCGTACAGCGGTCGCGGCAAAGGTACAGGCACCCGCAAACGACGCGCAAAACAGCCCCGTAGGCACCTCGTTCTTAATTAAACCTATGGAGGGCATAAAAAGACCTTGGGAAGTTTGACGGGTCGCTTGTGAAATAAACGCTTGTACATCAAACCTTTCGCTTGTATTATTTGGACGTCCGCTACACGACAACTTTATTTAGAAACTTACACTGGAGAACAAAATGGAAAACCAAAAGACCGCTGAACAAATCGCTGCAGAACTGGCCGCTGCAAAGGCTGCACAAGCTGACGCACTGAACGCAAAGAAAGCTGAAGAAAAGGCTGCAAAGGCTGATGCCAAGAAGGCTGCTGACGCTGTAAAGGCTGAAGAAAAGATCACTGCAAAGGCTGCAAAAGAAGCTGAAAAAGCTAAAGCAATTGAAGACAAGAAAGCTGCTACCGCTGCCTCAACTGCTGCAAAGGCTGACGCCTCTGCTGCTGCCAAGGCTGCAAAAGAAGCCAAACGCGGGCCAGAACAAAACGGCGTCCGTCGTCCTGGCGCTGCTGGTCTTTGCGGTCAAGCCTGGGCAATGTTCGACCGTCTGAGCGGCGAGCTGCGTCAACCTGTTCCGGTTTCTAATGCGCTGGAAGAAGCTCGTAAACTGGGCCTCAACGAAGCCAACGTCCGCTGCGAATACGCTCGCTGGAAGAAATACAACGGCGTTGAAGGACGTGTTGCCAAGATCGTTGTACCTGCTGAACCTGCTGTACCAGCAACGACCGAAGGTGAACAAGCTGCACAATAACTCTTTCTATTAAACCTTCAAGGTTTACCCGAAACCGCAAGCGCGGAGACGCGCTTGCAACTTTACGGAATTTATAATGAACAACCAACTTCCTGAAAAACACGTCAACAATGAGTTTGGCGTCCTTAGCGTACATTCCATCTTTTATACCATTCAGGGCGAAGGTCCTTTTGCAGGTCGTCCCGCTGTATTTGTACGTCTTGCAGGGTGCAACCTACAATGTCCTGAATGCGATACTGAATACACTGTGAACCGCTATAACGCGACACCAATTGATATTCTGCAAGGTGTGCGGATGCTGCGGAATGCTGCGTGCCTTGTGGTCATAACTGGCGGTGAACCGTTCCGCCAGAATATAACCGAGCTTTGTAAGTTGCTTCTTGCAAACGATTACACCGTACAGATCGAAACGAACGGCACATTTCCACCCCCTGCCCTGTCCTTTTACGAATGGGCGAGCTTAGACTTCTCCCGCTCGGATGCCCTATTCGTAGTGTGCAGTCCTAAGACTGGAAAGATTAATGGTCAGCTTGCACCTTTGATATCCGCGTATAAGTACGTCCTAAGCGCGGGTGACGTTGCGGACGACGGTCTTCCCGAATATGTACTTGAACACCCTTGCTCCGAGGGTGGCGTTGCAAGACCCCCTGAGGATTTCTTTGGTCCTATATACTTGCAGCCCGCGGACTATAAAGACGCGCAACTTAACGCGCTAAACCTGCAAGCGGTTGTTGACTCGTGTATGACGCACGGGTACACGCTGCAATTGCAAATCCACAAACTATTAGGAGTTGAATAATGGAAAAAGCTCTTGTAATACTTTCAGGCGGACAGGATTCTACAACCTGTCTTTTCCTTGCTTGCGCACGCTTTGGCGCCTTAAATGTTCATGCAATTACCTTTGATTACGGGCAGCGACACGCTATTGAAATCAAAGCTGCTGCCAAGGTTGCGGAGCTTGCAGGCGTGACCCACGAAGTTATCAAGGTTCCCAATTGCTTAATATCGATGTCACCGCTTACCAGCGAAAACGCGCTTGAGCAGTATGAGAACGCGGTTCAGATGGACACGCTAATTGGCAATCGACGCGAACTGACTTTTGTCCCAATGCGAAACGCGCTGTTTCTTACCATTGCCGCAAACCGCGCTGAGGCTTTGGGAATGACCACATTGGTGACGGGCGTCTGTCAGATGGATAACGCAAATTATTCTGACTGTCGAGATACGTTTATAAACGCTGCTGAAAAGTACATTAACGAAGCGTTGGGCTACAACCGCAACGAAAAAGGCTATATTTACATCTGGACGCCTTTAATGTATCTGGACAAAGCGTCTACGGTAAGACTTGCGCATAAAGACTGGCAATGCTGGGACGCGCTTGCTTATACGCATACAAGCTATGACGGAAAGTACCCGCCTACGGATATGAATCATGCCAACGTACTTCGTGCGGATGGCTTTGAACAAGCAGGTTTACCTGATCCGCTTGTAGTGCGTGCCGTGAACGAAGGACTGATGGCGTTGCCTTCTACCGATAATTACAATTCTATCTAGAAAGAGATAACTTCAAATGAAACAGTTCAGAGAATTCCCTTACAGAGGCAAGACGAGAAAAGTAGAATGGCAAGGTACGAAAGGTCGTGCGGATAAGACTATTTTGCAGGGCGGGTCTTTGCTTGTGCCTGAAGCAGACTGGGGTCCGCTTTCTGGCATCCAAGGACACGACCCTGACGTTCTGAATTCCGAGGTAATGGAGCGAGCGTTTCAATCCGTTATTCAGGGCCATACCAAAGGGCATAACGTGGTACTGTTCAGCCTTTGCACCGCGACAAGACCTTATAGCCTCAGCAGAAAGTGGAAAGTATATCTTGAGCATTTTGAAAAATACGCGGACCTTGTAATTCATTCAAATGGCGGTCTTATCCCAATAGAAGCAGAAGGGCAATTCCCGTATCTTAACTATGACGCGCACGGTGAAAAGAAACACGACGATCTTTATATTCAAGTAGGCATAAGACGAATGAAAGAGTTTCTTACCGCGCACCCTTACAAATACGTCCTTTTTAATTTCAGACACAATATGCGAAATTATAAGGTCGCTTCTGTTGTCGGACCTTGGGCAAAACAAGCGGGACTGATAACCGATTTTGTAATTCTGCCTACCAAAGAGCAGTATCTTAAAAGTCAGGCGGAAGGTTTTGTAAACGCGGGCTTCTCTATGTATCCTGAACTATGGCCACGAATGTTTAATCCTGTACTTGAACAGCTGAAAGATTGGAGTAAGTAATGGGAACTCACCGCGTAGAACGATACCATGACATAAGCGCAGGACACCGCGTTGTAGGTCACGAAAATAAATGCAGACACTTACACGGCCACAACTATCGAATCCATTTCACTTGCGTTGCGGACTGTATTGACGACCAGTGGAAACAGCTTGACAGTGTTGGTCGCGTTATTGACTTTGGCGTTGTTAAGGAACGCCTGTGTATGTGGTTAGAAGACAACTGGGATCACAAGTTCCTGGCATGGGAAGATGATGACGTTATGGATCGGATTTCAGATTGCATGGCGCGTGAGTTTTCTGTTCGGAAAGACATTGGACCGGAAGACTATACGAACGATTCTATTGTATGGCTGCCGTTCAACCCGACTGCGGAAAATATGGCGCAGTATCTTGTGAACGTAATTGGTCCGCAACAGTTGGCGGGAACAGGCGTCATGCTTGAAAGCGTTACAATTGACGAGACTGCAAAATGCAGCGCGTCTTATACTTTTTAAGGAAACCGAATGAAAACGAAATTGACCCACAAAGAAGTCGTATCCCTTGCGGCAAGTCTTGCATCAACTATTTCAGAATATGTACTGTCTACCCGTGCGGGAAGCGGTACGACAATCATAAAGATTTACGCCGTACCTCGTGGCGGAATTCCGGTCGCTTATCTGCTGGGTAATGCGTTGAGTCGTTATGCGATCCAGTGCAAGATGGCGGAAGACCCTCTCGACGCGGATATCTTTGTAGACGACCTGATCGACAGCGGTTCTACCATGCGCAAGTATTGCGATGAATACCCTGGCATTCCTTTCTTTGCGCTTATTGATAAGACTACGAGCGAAGTCTACAAGAACGTCTGGATTGTGTTTCCATGGGAAGTCACCAGCAAGGGTGAAGACGAAAGCGCGACGGACGCGGTTGTCCGTATGATGCAGTTCATAGGTGAAAATCCAGAGCGGGAAGGTCTAGCTGAGACGCCTGCTCGTGTGGTTAAAGCCTGGAAGCACTGGTTCAGCGGGTACGGTAAAGACGCGAAAACGCTGTTGAAGGTATTCGAAGACGGTGCTGAAAATTATGATCAGATGGTACTGGTAAAAGACATCCCAATCTATAGCCATTGCGAACACCACATCGCGCCTATTATTGGAACCGTGTCTATCGCCTACATACCGAACGGGAAAATTGTGGGACTCAGCAAGCTGTCTCGACTTGCTGACATGTTCGCGCGCCGATTGCAAGTGCAGGAAAGACTGACCGACCAGATTGCAGACGCGCTGGTAGAACACCTGAATCCCATCGGTGTTGGCGTAATTATAAAAGCTCGTCACCTGTGCATGGAATCGCGAGGAGTTTGTCAACAAGGCCATCACACTGTGACCACAAGTCTTCGCGGTGCGATTAAAGATGACGCGCAAGCTCGGTCTGAATTCTTAAGTCTGTCTAAGTAAACTATCTAACGGACGTATGAACTTAAATACGTCCGTTATCGTCTATTCATTGCGGTGTTATACTAACGTATGAAAGGAGCAACTTGTGAACCTATACACCGCCGCAGTCTATACAAATAACTATATGAAGAACCAAAATCGCTATCTTAAGCTCAACGAGCGCGAGTGCGAAATTGTGAATAATAACATCCCGAATATCCTCGAGTCTTATCACTATATTGGCGCGCAACGGTACGTTGACAATATGAGGGAAAACGGCGCGAAGGTCTTTCTAGACTCAGGCGCGTTCTCCGCGCATACGCTAGGAGTCACAATTGACTTACCCACTTATTGTGAATATATAAAGCGTAACCTGGATATCTGGCGCGTTGAAGACGGGGTTGTGATGGCGTCTGTTTTGGACGGTATTGGTGACCCGCTGCAAACTTACCGGAACCAGCTTCACATGGAATACCTTGGCGCGAAACCGCTTCCTTGCTTCCATGTGGGCGAAGACGAAAGATATCTTGAATGGTACGTTGCCAATTACGATTACATTACTTTGGGCGGGATGGTAGGCAGGTCCAGTGCGCAATTGTCCACATGGTTGGATAGAATGTGGGATAAATATCTTGTTGACGGAAGTGGCAGACCTAGGCTTAAAGTTCATGCGTTCGGTATTACAGCGGTTCCAATTATGGAAAAATATCCGTGGTGGAGTGTGGACTCTAGCTCATGGATTCAGACCGCTGCGTTCGGCGGTATTATCACACCTGATCACGGCCCGATTTCCGTGTCAGATAAAAGTCCTAGCAGACACGACGCGGGACAGCACTTGAGCACGCTGACAGATATAGAAAAAGCTTACGTCATGAAAATGCTGGAAGACAACGGTTTCAACTACGAACGTCTGTCTACAGTTTACGAATCCCGTGCGGTGTATAATCTATGGGCTTACGGTCGTCTTGGCGAGATGATGAACGAGCAGAACGATTACACAAAATTCAAATCTATTGTTCAGGAGCTATTTTAAATGCTTGCAGCCTTAAAGTTCGTTCAGGGCGCTGTTGCCCGTAAAGACCTTGTCGCTTCACTTACGCACTTCCGCATTGAAAAGGGTATCGTACGCGGTTATAACGGAATGCTGGCGCTGTGCAGCCCGATACCGCTGGACATAGAATGCACCCCGAAAGCTGAGTCCATGGTTAAAGCGATTTCCAACTGCGACGAAACCGTACAGTTGAGCATGACACCCGCTGGACGCTTGTCGGTACGCTCTGGAGCGTTTAAGGCGTTTGTAGAGTGTATTGAAGGCGACACCCCACACGTTGAGCCTGAAGGTGAACACGTTGAGATTGACGGTGCTAGAATTCTGGAAGCGTTTAAGGTGTTATGGCCTTTCGTTGGGGACGATGCGTCTCGACCTTGGAGCAATGGGGTTCTGATTAAAGACAAGAGTGCATTCGCAACGAATAATGTGATGCTGGTAGAATACTGGATCGGAGCTGCATTTCCGCACCCTGTCAATATTCCCCGCGCTGCAATAAAAGAAATGATAAGAATTGGTGAAGCGCCTACCCATGCCCAAATGACCGAAGGTAATGTGACATTCCATTACAGCGACGGACGCTGGATAAGAACCCAGCTATTCGCAACAGACTGGCCTGACCTTGCGCGGGTGCTAAGTGCGGAAGCGCATCCGGTTCTTATGGACGAACGGTTGTTTATCGCACTTGAAAAGCTGAAAGGGTTTTGTGACAAGAGCGGGCGTGTGGTCATTGGTTCAGGCTGGGTGCGCACGCATGACGATCTAAACGAAGGCGCAAGCTACGAAATTCCAGACCTTCAATGGGACGGAATTTATAATATCGAAATGCTCATGAACTTGAAAGGTGTTGCGCAGAAAATAGACTGGAGCACTTATCCGTCCCCGTGCATGTTTTACGGTGAAAATTTACGCGGTGCAATTGTAGGGATGAGAATGTGAGATCCGACGCACTTGGAATATTTTGGCGGGATCAGCCCGTTGTGAAAGCTGCGAAAGCTGAAAAGCCTAAATGCACGCCACCTGAACCGACCTGGCTTTCACCTGATTACCTGCCAGGACTGGAAGAAGCGTTAGCGTTCGACGTCCCCCGGATGACGGACTTGGAACTTGCAGACGTATGGCGCTCTAGCCTTGCAAACGATAAGCGTTCTGAAATGATTTACGATACGGAAGTCTATCCTAATTACTTCCTTGCTGCGTTTAAGTGTAAGACGACCGGAAAGATTGTTTACTTTGAGAGACACGAGGAAACCGACGTATTCATAAACACCGCCAAGATGGAATGGATTATCCGAAACTTTTGTATCGTGTCTTTTAACGGTATCATCTTCGATATGCCTATAACCGCGCTGGCGCTTGCTGGTAAAACGAATCTGGATCTTGTGCAAGCAACGAACGAAATAATTGTTGAGCAATTGCGAGGGACAGACGTTTTAAAGCGACGCAAGGTTAAAGCACTAAAAGGCATTGATCACATTGATCTGATCGAGGTGCCACCCCTTAGTGCGAGCCTAAAGCTATACAGCGGTCGGATGCACTGTAAAAGAATGCAAGACCTGCCTTTTCCACCTGGCACATGGTTGAGCCCTGAACAGATTGCGATTGTGCGCTGGTACTGCTTGAACGACTTAGACAACACGGAAGCACTTCGCGAGGAGTTAAAGGAACAGATTACGCTTCGCGAAGAGATGAGTAAGGAATACGGGGTTGACCTGCGTTCTAAGTCAGATGCGCAGATTGCGGAAGCGGTACTGTCCGAAGCTGTAGGTAAGCTGAACGGGTTGCGACCCCAGCGTCCGCAAATTGACATAGGCACGCGCTACAAATACAAAATCCCCCACTTCTTGAAATACAACACAGAACTGATGAACTGGGTTCTTGACGTGGTAAGACATGCGGACTTTGTTGTAAGCGACGACGGTGCGGTCGGTATGCCCCCTGAGTTAAGCGGGTTGAAGGTTCCGATCGCGGGGTCTACTTATGTGATGGGAATTGGCGGGTTGCATAGCTCTGAGAAGAGTGCCAAGCACAGAGCGACGGGCGGATACGTTTTAAAGGATATCGACGTTGAGTCCTACTATCCTAAAATAATACTGAACCAAAACTTATTCCCTGTTCACCTTGGGTATAACTTCCTGAAAGCTTACGCCGAGATTGTGTCGAAGCGGTTGCACGCAAAACACGAAGCGAAAGCGTGCAAGCAACGAGGGGACAAAGCGGGCGAAAAGTTCTGGAAGGTAATTGCGGATTCGCTAAAGATTACCATTAACGGGTCGTTCGGAAAGCTGGGTTCCCCGTACAGCGTACTATATAGCCCAGACCTGTTGATTCAGGTAACTGTGACCGGTCAGCTTGCGCTGTTGATGCTTATCGAACGTCTCGAACTGTGCGGACTTAATGTGGTCAGCGCAAACACCGACGGAATTGTTGTAAAGGTACACGCAGACCGCGAGCACGAAGTTGACGCAATAGTCAGACAGTGGGAGAAGGATACGGACTTTGTGACGGAAGAGACTAAATATACGGGTCTTTTCAGCAGGGACGTGAATAACTACATTGCGCTGAAGCCCGACGGTACATTTAAGGTGAAGGGTGCTTATAGCGAGAAGGGCTCGAACGGGAATAGCAGGTTGTCTAAAAATCCAGCGGGACTTATATGCTCTGACGCGGTTGTCGAGTTTCTGCGTGCGGGTACACCTATAGAAACAACGATTATGGCGTGCAAGGATATAAAGCGTTTCGTTCACGTGCGTACAGTGAAAGGTGGAGGCGTTAAGAACGGGGAGTTCCTTGGAAAGACTATCCGCTGGTATTACGGGCAAGGGGACGAGGACGTAATTATCTACGCAAGCAGCGGTAAGAAGGTTCCGAAGTCTGACGGTGCAGTACCTCTCATGACGCTTCCTAAGGAAATACCATCTAATATCAACTATGACGTTTATATTGCGGAGTCCCATAAGATTTTGGAAAAAGAATTAAAATATTTTGATTAACCGCTTGCACTGTTCAATCTAACTCCTTACAATGCAGTCATGTAGTTAAACAAACGTGAAGGAGAACAAAATGAATGCTAGTCAATTAACCAAATTTGTAGAAGGATTCAACGAACATGCTGCCACCCATAATCAGATAAATCGTTTCGGTTATAAACGGACTGGGTCGGAGTGTGCAAGACGTATTATCCTGATGCGTCAGATGCAGGGAGTTGTAAACGCTTGTTTTTCTCTTTCTAGCATAACCGTTGCAGATGTTCCCGCGATGTTGGCTTTGGAAAAAGAAGCTGATAAATTTTTCGAAGGAGAATAAAATGCAAGTATTCAAATTCAACCCCTCTACAGGTAAACGCGAAGGCGCGTGTCTCGGTCATATTAACGTGCAGCACTACGGGTCGTTTGGAGATAAGGTTCCCGAAGTTAAAATGCCAGCGCGTCGGGATGACACTTCTGTTCAAGTTGCTACCCGTGCAACCGATCACCGCAACCGCTCAGTCACCCCTTCGGACTTTAACTGCGAAGCGATCACCTTCTGCACTGGTAAGTTTCGCGCAGGCAGTGAACCTGAATGCTGGGAATGGGTGATCCTTGTAAAGCCGCTGTAAGGCGTTGCGGGTGTGCGGTGCGGTAAACGTATGCCACCCGCTGTCCAATGCGTGCAAGCACAGTTCCCAGTGCGGAATTTTACATTTTAAAAGGAGTTTCACATGCCTAAAACTTATATCTTCCCTTTGTCGCTTTTCAAACAATCTCTAGCCTGGAAACGCGAAGGATATTCCAGACCACTCTCAACTCACGTTAAGTACAGCGAAGGCAAACGTCAGTCCCCTGCAATTGTCGCAAGGGATGTGAAAAATGTGCATTGCGGTCATTATCCGCTTGTTCACGCGGTGTCTGTTGTAGGAAGCGGAAGAATCTTGAACGTGTGTATAGGCGCTTACGTGAATGACCACATGCAAACGGTGTGGCCTGGATGAACGCGCTTCGAAGTCTGCTCTACAAGCTTGCGTCTTTACTGGGTGATATTAACGCAATAAGACGCGGACCGAAGGCAGTCATGAAAAGGGTCGTCCGTAAAGCAACGACCCGTTCTACCTTGAAAGCTTTGGACAAGCTGTTCCGCTAATTATTTCCCGTCAATTGCGTACTCTCTGCACTTTTTATAGTTTGCAGCGAGTTCGTCTGCGTCGTAGGTAAGGGAGCGAAGATCTGCTGTAATCGCGTCTGGAATCTGTAAGAAGGTGCTTCCGGCAGGACTGGAGCTACCCGCTCCGGAGGTTGTACCAGTACCACCGTTCCCACGTCCTGCACTTTGGGAGGGTTCGTACAACAGGCGCTCACCAGCATAGCGAGCGCGAAGATCATCAATGTTTTTCTTGTCGAGTACATATTGTTTCTCCAATTTTGTTTTAAAAGCGTCGCGTTCAACAGCAAGTACAACATTCTTGTCCTGTGCTGCACGGTACAAGGTATTCGCGTCAGACTTCTGTTTTGCAATGTCTGCGTTAATGTGGTCGAACTCCTGCTGATCCGCTACCTTCTGAGCGTTCACGCCCGTGCGATGTCCACCTTCGAAGCTGACTGCACATAGTGCGAGCATCAGTCCCAGCGTTCCTATTATTGCATAAGGGTTCATGCTTCTTGCTCCTTTGTAGTTGTGTCCTTTTTAAGTCCCAGCGCCACTCCAACCCCTGCGAAGAGCGCGCCTGTTCCAATGCCGAATTGTTGCATGTCAAAGGTCTGACCGTGCCAACCGACTGCAAACACTTGGAGACCGATACCGCTAATAATTGAGAAGAGTGCCAGATACCGATACAAATCGTGCGTGATATTGTCGCTCTCCGTAAAGCACTGGCGCACCACATCACGCAGACTCACGTTCTGCTCCATTGTGGTCAGCAAGGTCTAAAGGTGCGCACCCGTCTGCCCAAACGTAAACAAACTCATGTTCCCCTGCGCCTAGACGATCGATAAGCGTTGCAAGCGCGGATACGCTGTTTGAAATCCCGTGTTGCAACTTTCCGTCAGGTCTTGCTATTTCTGCATAACCGTGACCGACTTCTGTGCAACCGTGAACCTGAGTTTCGTAACCCTGCGTCACGTCGCCTGCAAAGTTACCGTTATGAATAAGGCAGTCCTTGCGACCGTGCTTATCTTCCAGCCTGACCACATTACGGTTCAGGTGCGGTGAGAACCAGATTCGTCCCTTATAGGTGTCCGCGTTAATACAAGACACCCCTGAGCGGTTATGCTGCCAAGGGAGTTCCAGTGTATCACAACGGAAACCCTTTTCGCTAATTAGCCCGCCAGGCGTTCCGGTCGGGGTTGTGTGCAAGCGTGTAATCGTTACCTTCATTTACCGTCCTTCACTTTAGTTTCAAGCTGCTCGATTCTGTACTGCTGAACCTTGATTGTGGTGTCTGCGCTGGATACGTGACCGAATGTCCAGCTGACCGCCGCTGTCACGCACGCTTGCACAATTATGAACACAAGTCCGCCTATAAAGATTGTTGTTCTTCCCTGTGTGCGGACTTCTTCAATCTTACCGTTTACCTTATTAATCTGTTCCAAATGACCCTGCATCGCTGTCATATTTTCCGTTGAAGATCGCTCTTTCCACGTTTTAAGAGCTTCTACATCCTTTTCGGTATGTCCGTTCTTAATAAGGATTTCTGCCATGCTTCGGTCGAGTACAACAATCTTGGCAACGGTGCTTTTAATCTCTTCTACACTGTCTCCGATTGCTTGTAACTGCGCTTGCATTTGGGCGAATTCTACTGCCATGCTATCGTCTCCGCTCATGGTTCGGGTCGCTTTCTTTAGGTTCGGGGTAGGTGCCTTGAATGGCGGTTATACGCTTCCGCATTTCTTCCATCTTAGCCCCGCCTGCCCAAATTGCGGAAAGCTGATCCTCAATGCTGGGCATTGCTGCTCTGCGCTGTTCTTGGTGCGTTTTGTGATGTTTAATAATTGTCACAAAGTTACCTTGATTTGAAAGGACATAGGTTTGAAGGGAAACGCTTCGCAGGTTGCATTATAACTGCCAGACGTGTTGAAGGACAACGAGGCTGTGTTACCGCTTACAGGGTAAATCGTTCCTTCTAAATGCACGCTTGCACCTGTTGGCAGATTGCTGATTTTGAACGTATCCGCAACCGTGCCTTCTGTCTTGTCTATTGTCGCTTGCATAGCTTGTCTTTCTGCGCAGTAAGGCGCACCCGTTTCGTCAACGTCAATATAATGATATCCGTCGGATCCCGAAAAATTCGCTACCTTTTCGCCTTCCTGCGCTTGTATGTTAACCATGTTTTCAGGGCATGTGCCGAATCTTAAAATTTCCTGAGGAAGCGGAAGATCCTTCCATACTACGAAGTTTGAAACACTCATTTTTTAGTCTCCAAGAACATTGCGTAAGAATGCGCAACTGTGTAATTCGTGTAATCTCCAGGCGCGTTTGTCCAGTTATACAAAGTCAATTTATATACCGTCGTCCCCGCTGGAGGTATATCTGAAAATAATATTATTACAGGTATCGCAGTTGCGAACCCTGACCCGTCAATACTGACGCGAGCAATAAGGTCTCTTAATATTGTCCCGTTTCTTGTCAGTTTAAAATACCACGCGCCTGACGACGGTATGCTTCCGGGCGCAATGCTTAATGTCATACTGATTGGCGCACCGCTTGCAACCGTTGACGCGCTAATAATATCCGCGCTCTGACCCTGCGTCAGATTGTAAGTAATAGACGTTTCTCTTGCTACTACAACCGGAACCGTGACCGCTTGATTTGCAATCTGTAACGTGTCTACGCTAAGATTTGACATATAGGTTCCGATGTTGCTAGGACTCAGACTGTTCAGGTACGCAAACGAGCCTAGTCCGGTCACGCCCCCCGTATCTAGAAATAAATTACCTGACGTATCGTAGCATCTTATTCCGTAAGCGCCACCGCCTAAGTTACCTATAAGCACACGGTCGCGGGTTCCGTCATTAACGCTTAGACGCTGGGTTGCGCTGCTGATGCCGAGCGTTGTACCTCCTAGACCTATGCTTAAGTTTGTTCCGTCCCATGTAAACATATTGCCCGTGGAGCTATTGCCCATTGAGAACTTATAGGTTGCGCCGTTGTACCCCATCCAGAAACCGTTTCCGCTTGCGTAAGAACTAGCTCCCCCGCGAATATAACCCGTGTAATCTAGCGTGATATTTCCGGCGGTAATTGTGCCAAGGTTCGCGGTAATAGCGGACAGGTCGCTAACTGCAAGCGCATTCGCTGCGATAGTATTGGCCACAATGTCTGCGCCATCCGCTGCGCTTGTGTAGAGGTTCGTAGCTGCATTCCAGCGCCAGATTTTCTTGGTTGTTAAATCGTACACTGCCCAATAAGAAGGGTTCGCCAGTGTGGTTAGCGTAGAGGCGTTGGCTACCGTAGGAATTCCCCCTGACGCACTTGCAACAGCGGATACTTCTGAGCTGTAGTTTAAAGCGTCCTTTCCGAAAATGTCGTAATGAACCATGTGGAAATAATAAGTGACGCCCGAAGTTAAGTCTGGAATTGTGAAGAAGTTTGCAGGCCCATCGTAAACGGGTGTCAGGGTGCTCGGGTCTACACCGCTTGTCGTGCTGACAAATACCATAGTTCCCGCGTAATCGGTGGCTGTAGGCATTGTTGCAGCAAGTTCAATCGCGCTACCTGCAACCATTGTTGAAAGGCCCGCAGGCGCTGCAATTTGGGAATTCGTTACGGATAGCACCGCTGGGGACGAAGACTGTCCGGTCGAGTTTACTGCATACACGCGGAATTCTACGTTTCGGTGCGGACCTCCGTCTGCTTTGTTATCTTCAAAGCTGTAAAGGAATGACGAGGTTGTAACGTTAGCGGTCGTTCTTACTTTAGAAGCACCGATCCAGATTTCGACCTTATAACTGGTCGCGCCCGGATAAGGTGTCCACTTAATCGCGCAAGCGGTGCCCGTCCATGCTTGTACCAGCGCAAGACCCGAAATCGTTCCTACGGGTGCGCCTGCTATAGCGTAAGTGAACGGAGTTATCGCTGCCAGATCCTGCGCTGCGGAACCGTACTTGTTGAACGAGCGCAATTTCACATAAAGCGGCTGTCCAACCATAAGCGGATCGTAAGCGTACTTTAGAACATTATTGTCCAACCTTGCAAACGCGCTACCGCTAGAATGAACCGTTATAGCGGAGCCATACGCCCCGCGCCGCAAGCTCGTTAAGCTGTAGGTATTGGCGCCCGTAAGCGTCGCGGTCTGGTAGCTTACCAGTTCGCCCCCTATATAGCAGAGCGTATTATAAAGATCGCGGTCTGCAAGTGTTCCTGACGAAAGCTGTCCACTACTTATCGAAAGATCTACCGCAAGCGCGTTTGTCACGTCAGGGTCAGTTCCGAACGGTAAGGACGCGCTAGAAACCCCGTGTCTTGATTCGCAAACGACGCCCACTTTTTTGTATGTTGCGTTATCTGTGCTGACCCAGACTTCCGCACCTCCCCAGCTTGCACCGCCCGAAGTTGCTAACCACATTTGAGGAGTTCCGGATAGCGCTAACGGCGGTTCAAATATTACGGGTGAGTTTGCGTTGCCTGGCGCTTCGTTGTAGTTTACGACGTAGCCTGCGGGCGTTTCTGTCCTGAACTTTGCAGGGCTTGCAGTTCCGACAAGCATTTCCTCAGCGGTGACAATACGCGAAAAATCAACCTCGTCTGTAATGTCCAAAATGCGCACAAGTTGACGGTTTAAACCAAGTACAGAATCCGTAATTGTAACGATGTCCATCGCTTCCAATTTGCCGTATTGAGGACCAAGTTTGAACGTGTAAAGGTTGCGAATATATAACGCACGTTGCAGCTCACGTTGAGCGGTTGCCTGTGCAACCTTGGCTTCCGTTATGGCGTGCATTTTAATGATTGGTGCAACTAGAAGACCGTGCTGTTCAATGCTGCTTTGGTCTTTAACCTTAATGACTTCCACATTGTAATCGTGTGAGCGATTAAGGTATTCAAGCTCGATACTATTAAATGCATCTGCTGGTGACTTACGGTCGCATTCTACAGGTCCAACCGAATTACCTTTATCGTG